AAACGCCTGTGGTACGAAGCTCTGCCCCTAATGGCAGGCCAGGCTTAGCGCCAGCGACGTTGCTAAAGTTCACTAAATGGCAATCGAAAAGCAGCCAACCAAGGAACGTAAAAGGGTGTATTTGAGCCCAACTGGCCCCAAAAAGGTCGGCGTTTTGCCGGCCGCGGTGGCCGGACCGACCCGGCCGGTCAAAAAGAACGCCTCCGGAGGCACCAAGAGCCGCCAGATGGCCCGTCCGGCGCAGGGCCGCCCGAACTTGCAATCCACGATCTAAGGCCGCTATACTGCGAGGATGGAGCTTTTCGTCCTCATCCTCTACTACTGCGTAATCGCCGTCTGCGCCCTGTTTGTGGCAGCTTTGGTTGCGTCCGTCTACTTGATCGTTGCCATCCTCGGCGGGCTCTGGTACCTTGTGGAGCGCGTGAGGGGAAAGACCCCGGCCGCAGACTGACGGGGATTCAGGTGCGGCCGGGGCGCTTCTGCTAGGCTGGTCGATGACCGGCTCTGGTCGAAACGCTAGGAACGCCGTCGAGGGCAACTTCGGCGGCGTTCTGCTAGTCTGGCGGGGCGCCGCTCGCCTCCGTGGCTCACAGGCAGGGACGGGCGGCGCTGTGGTAACGCGTCTAGGTCCCTCAGAGCCCCGCCGGTCGTGGTCTTCCTTCCAGCATGATCGGCGGGGCTCTGCTATGCTGTAGCGGTCCTCCTCCTTTCCGAAGGACAAGCAGCCAGAAAGGCCCGCCCTCCTCATCCCGAGGGCGGGCCTTATTTCTGCTACGATCGCCGCCGATGGCGACGAACAATCAGCTCGTACGCAAGGGGCGCAAGGCCAAGCACCGGAAAGTCAAGCGGCCTGCGCTGGAAGGCGCTCCGCAGAAGCGCGGCGTCTGCATGCGCGTGTACGTCATCAAACCGCGCAAGCCGAACTCGGCCTTGCGGAAGGTCGCTCGCGTGCGCCTGGTCAACGGCATGGAGGTAACGGCCGCCGTACCTGGCGAGGGCCACAACCTACAGGAGCACTCCGTAGTTCTGTTGAGGGGCGGAAGCGTGCCCGATCTCGGCGGAGTGAACTACAAGGTAATCCGCGGCGTGCTCGATTGCGCTGGCGTCGCCGATCGCGAGCAGTCGCGCTCGAAGTACGGTAAGAAGAAAGACGAGGCGCGCAAGAAAAAGCGGTGACAGACGGGAGCGTAGAATCGCTCCCATGCGATTGAAGCGAATCATCGCAGTCATTGCAGGATGTGTCGCCTTCTCGGCAGGCACAGCTCAAGCGGCGGTCCCTGGGCCAGCTCTTTCCGCTGAAGGCCACTCTTTGAAATGGACGGCCGTAGCTAGCGCTACCCAATATAAGCTCTACGGCTCGTACGAAAATCAGCACGTCGCGTACGTGATCTCGGGCTTATCGGCCACACCAAGTGAAATTGTCGGCCAATCCGTGCGCTGGAAAGTCAAAGCAATGGCGCCGGCCGTATCGCGTTGGTCTAATACAGTAACGATCGCTTATTCTGAAGGCGAAAGCCAGAAAGAAAAAGAAGAACGCGAAGCTAAAGAAAAAGCTGAACGCGAACAGAAAGAACGTGAAGAAAGAGAACTGAAAGAAAAAATCGAACGGGAAGAACGCGAAGCTAAAGAAAAAGAAGAACGAGAAAAAGAACAGACCGGCGAAGCTGGCAAGGTGAAAAACCGCTTAGATGCCAGAACGGAATACGATGGTATCCCGGTCGAATGGTTTCAGAAACTTACTAGATTATTAGCCTACCCAACGGCCGGCGACCGCTATCCGAAAGCCGGCGTTGAAACCGTTGCTTATCACGACGCATGGACGACCTGGGGCTCAAGCGGCGCTACTCATAAGAGTGAATACGTAGCCTGGGTTCACCGTGATAAGGAAATCGGCAAATACGCCGGCCAATTCATGGACGATATCAACTATGGGCCTAGCGCTGGCAATAAGGCCGGAACGGACGCCCAATACCGTGAATTAGTCGAAGCCGTTCGAGCTGAGTTAGGGCCGGCCGGCATAATTGAGATGAACTCTCAATACGCCGATATCTGGCCGCAAATCAAGGCTAAAAACCCTGATGTGCTAAAAGCCCTTGAATATGTCAATGTTGTTACTAAGGAGTTTAACGTTGATGCCACGTCAGGCATTAACAGCTCTGATAGATACCGAGAATTCATGGAATTCACTGATTTCCTAGAGAGCAAAAAAATTGGCATTACGATGTCGGGTGACTCGAATCATAATGGCAGCGCCGAACGTGAGTACAGTTTGGCAACTTACTACTTAGTGAATGACGGACTAGACTATATCGGATTTGCTAAACAGTCACCATCGAGCCAGTATCCAGGATTACTGCTCAACATCGGCAACGCAACCAGTCCACGCGAACGCTCATCTAGTGGTGTCTGGAAACGTAGCTTCGCTAAAGGCGTTGCTTACACTGTTGAGCCGGGCGCAGCAACTCAGACGATAACCCTAGCTAAACCAATGAAAAGGCTAGACGGCACCACAGTTAGCAGCGTAACGTTGGCCCCCGCTAACGGCGCCGTGCTACAATTCTAAGCACAAGCAGCCCCAGCGACGATGGCTAAGCAACAGCTTAGAGGAAGTTCGGGGCACCCCCTATAGGGAAACCTATAGGTTCACAGGCCGGCGGGAGTTAGTAACCTAAACGTTAGAACCGCGAGCGCGCCGCACGGCGCAGTTGCCAAGGCTGGGTGCGATCCCAAAACAGGCACCTAAGGTTCGCTAGGGTGACTAAGGTAGGGAGCGGTACTCCGTTGGGAGGCGCGGCCGACGGCCGCAGATAGATCATCGTCTAAAACAGAACCCCGGCTATGCTGGGGCTGCTTGTAATATAAGGTAAATGGCGAACCTCGTAGTCAAGCTAAATGACACCTACCCTCCTGTAGAAGCGACTCTAGAATCAACCGTTAGCGGGTCGCTGGCGCCAATCGATTTAACTCCCGCTACCTCGATCTTCTTTATTATGAAGCTGGGCGTAGTAAAAATCAAGGAATTAGCTACGGTTATCGATGCTGTAAACGGCAAGGTACAGTATAAATGGAAAGCTGGGGATACTTCCACAGTAGGCATCTATCGCGTTGAGTGGGAGATACACTGGACCGGCGGCATCGAGACGATCCCTAACGAAGGCTACGATACGATCGAAATTCAGGAAGACCTTGGCTAATGGAGGTATTTGCTAATACCAAAGTTCCCTTAGGAAACCTGACCAAAGCTCTAACTGCTTCAACCGGCGACAACAAACTGAAAATCTCCACGGCCGCGCCCGTGGCTTTACGCGCTGGAACATTCCGCATCATGGTCGATCAGGAGATCATGATGGTAACAGTGGCGCCCGGGACCACCGTGGAATGGCAGGTCGAACGCGCGATCGAGGGCAGCCCGCTCGAAATACACGCCAACACGGCCCCCGTCTCGCACAAGTTCACGGCTGGGGCGGCTGCCCTGTTCCTACAGACAGCCAGCCCTACTCTAATTACAGGGTCTGTAGCTGAAAATTTTGTCCCGACAGGCACTTCTATACCGGGAGTTGCGGCCTGGGCCGAAAGCGTGGGGGCTACGAAAGCGTGGGTTGAAGAACATTTCCTAGAGAGCGAACACGTAACCGAACTCCGAGGCTTTGCAAATGGAGTCCCTAGCGGATCGGGCGGAGTAGCTAATGCCGGCACGATTCCTTTCGGAATTGGCCTCGGAATAATGAAGCAAATCCCTCTTGTGCTGTTAGTGCAAGAATTAGCGGGGCTAAGGCTAGATATAGAAACCACGCCAGTAACTACTGCCATAACTTTGGCTTATGGTAAAGCCTACAAACTGGAAACGCCTGGCCTGGTGTACAAAATCGAAGTGGCTTCAACGTCTGGACTGGAAATCCTGGTTGAGAACACATCATCGGGCGAAGTCAAACTCAAAGGAAAGTTCGGCGAAGAAACCGAAACGACGATCATCCTTAAAAACAAAGAAGCCATAACGTATAAGACGGACATTCACGGCTGGCTTTTCCCTCTAACTTACAGCCGAACGGCTGCTCAAATCCAGGAAATCGCGGTGCCAAAGGGCACAAACCGCGCTGCAATTGGCTTCGCAGAAGGCTTTGAAGCCGGCGGTAAAGCCAACAGCTCGACTACGCTGCTGAAAGGCGCGTTTGTCGGCGTTGTAAACGGCAAAGCTCCAACGGATGGCACATTCGCGTTGGGTGATTGGGTCATTGACCGCTCGAACGGCATGACCTGGGTGTGCTCGGTCGCCGGAACTCCCGGAACGTGGATTAACGAATCTACTAATTACCTAACTAAGAATTCGATCGATGCGGTTGCATCCGGGTTTGACGCCCAAACATTCGATATTCCTAACGATGAAAAAGCACCTGTCAAAGAAAACGTGCATTTCGTGAAGATCATGATTCCGATCACCACGAAAATCGGTAAAGTCTACATGATTATTCCGACCGGCGGAAAAGGCGCCGCCATAGCAGCCACAAGTCGCCTAGGCATTTACGGCAAACCTGTAGCGGGCGTTTCTACGAGACTGTGGGAATCAGGCTCGATGGAAACACAATTTGCAGAAGAAAATACCATGCTGAAAATAGCGGTGTCACCCAACATCAACATAACCGGCGGTCCCGAAGAATTCATATGGATAGCGGTTCTTGGTGTGGGAACCACAATGCCTAAATTCGCCTCCGCGCTAGGAATTGGAACGCCGGCCGTGCAGAACACCGGAGTTACCGCAAGTGAAATGCGCTTCGGTATCGACAAAAATACACCAAAAACCACGCTGCCTGCGTCATATACGACGGCTACCGAATTCTTAAAGACAAGCTCGACCGCGGCCGCGGCGCCGTTCTTTTGGGCGGCGGTGAGCAAATAAATGCAGATTCCTAGCTTATTACCTGAATTGCTTGGTTCAACCTCTGGCGGCGGTGAATCGACATCGGTCGTTGAAATCTTTCAGGCGTCTGGTTATGGCGATGATTTCCTTGGAAACCTTGCCTGGGGCGGAGATTTCGTTGAAACCACCGTTACGATCATCGAAGTTACGCCGTCTCCGATTGAACCGCCGACAAAGGCACCTATTTTTGGGTTGGTGTCGGCCGCGCCCCTCAGAGTGCTTATATCTAAAGGCAATTTGAACGACAGAAAATCGGGCGCAACCCTAACCCCTTACAAAGCTAAGAGCCACTTCTATGCCGGACAGTAGAAAGAATTTCTCAGTTAGCACGGTGGCGAAAGCCCCTGAACCGCCGACGACGGGCCTCAGCCTGGAAGTTACGGCCGGTGAGGGCGTACGCTTTCCTACGCCGCCATTCAATGCGGTGGTAGCTCCCGAAAAAGAAATCGCCACGCCCGAAAATGCTGAGGTTATTCGGGTGACGGCAATTTCTGTGAACAAATTCACGATCGTTCGCAAACAAGAGAGCAGCGTAGCTCAGCCAATAGCGGCCGGCTTCAGGATTTACTCGGGACAAACCGATAAGGTCCTGAAAGATATCGAAGCTGGCTTGGTTGGACCGGCCGGTCCTACGGGGGCTACTGGCCCGCCCGGAACCGAACTCGCGCTAGGCGTTGCGGTTACAACTACCCCGCGGGTTGTTAAAAAAACCGACGCTGGCAAATCACTTGACGTAAACAGCGCCGTAACCGTGACCATCAAGGTCGAACCGTTCGGCGTAGAAGGCATACCTGAAGGTAGCGTGTTCGAAATTCTGAAACTAGGAACAGGTAAAGTCAAAATCGAATTTGTCAGCCCGGCAACTGCAATTCCCGTTGCTGCGACTTACGAACTTAGGGAAACCGGATCGATCGCTGGTCTGCGGAAAATAGATGGAGCGAATAAATGGGCGATCAGCGGAGATTACGTCTAATGCGCGGCCGTAGGATTTCAACTGAGCGCGGCAAAGTAGTGAAACCGCCTCCTACGATTTTGCCGCAGGGATTGTACTCATGGGGGTTTGACTACGAGGGGGCGCTCGGCGGCGGCTACGAGCATTATGGCCAAGGTTTCTCTTTCCCTCAAGGCGTAATCACGGTCGATAAAGTAGTAGACATAGCCTGCGGCGAGCGCCATACGATTGTCGCCAAAGAAAATGGCGCGATCTACATGTGGGGTACCAAGAGGATTGGTGTTCAAGGCGACGGAGCCGGAACCGACCTAGCTGGCGAAGAATCACAGCCTACCCCATTGCAGGTCATGGGCGGGATTCCGTTATGGAAAGACGAATTCTTTGAAGATAAATCGAAACCACCGAAAACATTTGAACTAAAAGAAAGTGAAGCGCCGGTAGCTCCGCTTATGGCGACTTCCCCAACAAACATTCTTATACCCTGCACGCAAGTTGCGGCCGCCAATATTACTGCCTTTGCTCGTACCGCCGACGGTCGCGTGCTGGCGTGGGGTTCGGGCGCAGACGTAGGCTTGCTGGCTAACGGCTGGCACCCGGAACACTCAGAATTTCCCCAGCGTAAATACGAAGCTGGCAAATTACGGCCGCAGCGCGCCCCATGGTGGGTCCAAACTGGCCCGCCGATTCAGGCCGTAGCTCCTGGTGAAACGAATATCCTCAAAGGTGTCAAGGAAGTTGCTGCTACTTTCTTCTGCGCGTATTTCCTAAAGGAAAACGGCGAAGTTTGGTATTGCGGTTCACCTACTCAAGTAGAAGACGTTATCTACGCTGAACCCGAGCCTCTATGGGCGGCGGAAGGTGATCTTCGCGCTGTAGAAATTGATTGTGGACACGATCAATACACTTTGCGGCTCAATAATGGTGAAGTTCGCGTAGTCGGCTATTGCAAGGAAGGTATGTGGGGAACCGGAGTCGAAGAGGAAAAAGAACTCAAAAAAAATGTTACTAGGGAAGTCAAGACACCAGAAATTTCTCCAGGCGTGCCGCTAACTGGCGTGATCCAGATATCACAGGGCCAATACAATGTAAAGGCGCTAAAAAGCGATGGAACCCTCTGGACATGGGGATCGAATGGAACTTACCCCGGCAACAACCCAACCGTTTTCAACGATGAACCTTCGCAGGGGCTTGGCGCTCCCATAGAGCGGCCGCCTACAAAGCGGCCGGTTCAGATAACCTCGCTAGGAAATCAAGTAAAAGAAATCCGTTGCGGAGGCATGATCCGCGGAACGGGAACTTTCGGGGGCGATGTGTGTATCGCGTTGATGAAAGACGAAACCATTAGGACGTGGGGGAAGAACAACGACACCGATACCGGCCCTTCTAACTTTCACGGTCAGGGAACCGGAACTCTTGGCGATACAACCTACGAGAATAAAGGGGCGCCAACCCCGGTGGCGCTCAGCAACATTACCAAAGTAGAAACTGGACAGGCACATATGGTTGTCGTCCAGCAACCTGGAGCGCCCGCAACGCCTACGATAAAAGCGACTATAGCCGGCAAAGTTGTAACGGTCGAATGGGAACCCGTAGCAGGAGCGGCCGGAGAAATGCCAACATGGAGGCTGCCGGAATCGTGGGACGTTCTTATTCAACGCCAGGGAGAAAATCCCGCCACGAAAAAATCGGAGGCCGTCCAGCGTAAAAACAAACTGTCTTACGCTACGCGAAGTCAGGCGTTTACTGTCACGACCGAACCTTGGCCTGGAGCACCTAAAACGTTTGAAATAAGTGTTATCGAGAACGCAAAAGGAGAATCGCCGGCTATTACTACGCCTGGTGCGATTCCTTACAGCGGTGATCCAGGGATAGGAATAAACGCAGTTTTGCTTTCGTCGTCGGGAGGCAAACTCAAAGTAGAATGGGCCAACCCCGTAAAAGAAGAATTAGGCTGGTATGTTGAGTGGCAACGTAACGAAGAATATCTCGACAAAAATGGCAAACTTACGAAAGACAACTTTGTCCGCGAGCCAGAAATCCAAAACCCGGCAGCGCGCTCATATGAATGGACCCCAACCCCTTCTCCTCACGGCCTTACTACTACACAGTTTGTCGTGGAAGTCTATGGAACCTTCGGCGGCCGCACAAAGGCCGGCGGATCAAATGAAGATGCAGGCTCGTATAGAAAGCGCGTAGCTTTCATCGAAGTTCCTACCTCGTAAAGCACTCGTCGCTAAGATGTGCTATAGTTATCCGTCCGGTTGATAGCCGGCCTCGCCCCACAGGGATGTGGGGCTCCACGGGGGTTTAGCTCAGTTGGGAGAGCGCCTGTTTTGCAAGCAGGAAGTCAAGGGTTCGAGTCCCTTATCCTCCATCGGACGATTAGCTCAGTGGGAGAGCTTTCGGTTTACACCCGGAGAGTCATAGGTTCGAATCCTATATCGTCCATAACGGTGAATTAGCTTAGTCCGGGCAAAGCACCCGTCTGATACGCGGGCGATCCAAGGTTCGAATCCTTGATTCACCACTCTCGGTTCCGTAGCTCAATGGGAAGAGCGTCCGTCTTATATGCGGTCGGTTCTAGGTTCAAGTCCTAGCGGAACTACTTCGCAGCATTAGCTCAGTTGGTAGAGCGCCACCGTGCCATGGTGGAGATCATGAGTTCGAATCTCATATGCTGCTTACTTGCCTCCGTAGCATAATTGGATAGTGTGGCGGACTTTTAATCCGAAAGATGTGGGTTCGAATCCCACCGGGGGTACTTCGCGTGAGTAGCTGAATTGGCAGAGCGGCCGTCAAAACGTCGCCCCAGCACTGGTTTTTCACACCAGCGGATGCGGGTTCGAGTCCCGTCTTGCGCACTACACAGGCCGCTAGCTCAACTGGAAGAGCAAGACCCTCTTAAGGTCGAGGTTATGGGTTCGATTCCCATGCGGCCCATCGCACCCATAGCTCAGTGTGAGAGCACCTGCCGTTCTAAGGCAGGAGGTCCGGCGGTTCGATTCCCCGTGGGTGCATACGCCATCGTAGCTCAGCCGGTAGAGCACTTCCTTGGTATGGAAGAGGTCCAGAGTTCGATTCTCTGCGTTGGCTTCGCCTCCTTTTGTGGCAGCGGACGCGCCTTGTAAGCGTGGCAGCAGGGTTCGATTCCCTGAGGGGGCTTACGCTCTCAAGGTGTTCATGGTGGCATCGCGCTTTCGTAATGCGCAGGATCGAGTTCGAATCTCGATGAGAGCTTTTACAGTGCCTATCGTCGCCGCGTTGACAGTAGACGATGGGCCGCATCCGAGCCATAACGCGGTAAAGCTCGGACAGAATTTCGCAGGAGAGATGTTACTGGCTGCATATCGGCCTTCCACGCCGAGTGAGCGGGTTCGAGTCCCGTCTCCTGCTTACAAGCTGCGATAGCTCAGTTGGTAGAGCTTGCCGTTGAAGCCGGCAGAGTCGGCGGTTCGAGTCCGTCTCGCAGCACTTCGATATCTAGATTCTCAGGGCGCATTTGCTCGTTTATCCACGCGTCAAGATTTACTGTTATTCGCGCGTGTTGTATTCTTACCCATCGTTGGAACTCGGCCGACTTTGCCATGCGCACAAACGCTTTCTTCTTGTTCTGAAGTTGCGTGCGCTCCTCACGCGATTCGCCGCGGGCGCCGCTAGGCGAATGAATTACACGAACTCCTGTGTCCCGCTTGTCTTTATTCTGGCCACCCTTACCTCCGCAGCGGAAGGTCTGTACTACGCAATCTTTGATCGTGACGGTTAGTATCTTTTCACGCGCCAACGAAAGCCTCTGGTGAATCGGCCTTCAAATGCTCGGGCTCGTAACAGCCGAGTATGTAGCCATCTAAGAGCGCCTTCAAATTCACGGGGCTGTAATGTGTTTGCTCGACCGACACATTAATCTGGTTGGCGCTAAACGGCGTAAAGTCCTGGCCCTTTCCGCCATATCCGTTGTTGTGGATATGGCCATGCACGCGAATATAAAACTTGTGGTATTCGTCGTGCTTGAGCGGATAGTGCGCAAAGCTCACATGGTAAAGGCGGTTGCCGGCCGTGTAGGGGAGCGCGAACGGCTTTACGATTTTGAAACCGCACTCACGATAAAAGCTGGGGCGCTGCCGATCGTGATTACCGAGGATCAGATACTTAGGCGAGCCCGTGAGATGTTTCGAGATAACATGCTTGAACAGGCCGTTACTCTTCCAGACGAGATCGCCTAGATGTAAGAGAGCAGCGTCCGGCGGGACAGCGCTAGCCCATTCCTCCATAACGATCTGCTCATGGTCTGTCGGCCTGTGGCAGTACCCAATGATGTTGTTATGGCCGAAATGTGAATCAGATGTGATCCATGTGCTCGCTGGATCGATAAGTGGTACGCTCATCTAGGAATCATATCATAACTATCTCGGCTGCGCTTGGTTTGTGATATAGTATTTAGCTCGCTGCGATAGCGAAGTGGACAAACGCGGGTGGCTGTAAACCATCTCCCTCGGGTACCTAGGTTCGAATCCTAGCCGCAGCATACGGAAGGTGGCGGGCAGGTGCCCAAACTGGATTTGAACCCCAGGCTACGGCTAGCGTCGTAAGGTTTCGATTACTTCACCTTCCGCTTTGGTTAGTTGGCAGAGAGGCCGAATGCACTGGTTTGCTAAACCAGCGTGGGACTAAAAGACCACCGAAGGTTCGAATCCTTCACTAACCGCTTAATTCCGCTGTGGGCCACTGGTCTACAGGCGGGGCGATTTGCCCGCGTTTCGCCTTCAAGCAACCGGGTACATGGCGCAGTGGCCGACTGGTTAGGCGGTTGCCTGCAAAGCTTCTAAATCCGGTTCGATTCCGGGCTGCGCCTCTAAATGTCGTCGTAAATCGGTTCAGGCCGATAGCCAATCCGGCGCCGAACGCGATCGAGATTCGGGCAGATAAACGACGGCTCGCAGCACCCGCCTTCTAAAGCAGTCAACTCGTCAAAGGTCATATCCGGCCGCAGTGGACAAGTACATTGCCTGGCCTCTTGTTCGCGTATCCCCTCTTCAATGATTCGACGTATGCCGGCGTCTGAATGGGCTGCCGGCATTGCGTAGGCTGGTTTGTGCTCAGGGCAATTGCGCGGCCGCCTGCCGCGCTTGAGTGGCGCCTCGTAATCATGATCGCCGATCTCGCAGTAAAGGATTCGCGTGCTCATACTCGCTCCCAGCCATCGAATCGACTCCTTGCGGGCAAGGCGCCTTTGTCGCCCTGCTCGCGCAGCAACGTCCAAGCGTCATCATACCCGATCGCGTAAAACTTGCCAGCCGGGGATTCGATCAGCATCCGCGGCCGTGCTTGAATGACTTCCTTACTTTTAGTCAATTAACTTCCACGCCCTTTCGTACAGCCACTCGTTAGTGTTTAGCTTCGGTTGAGATAGAACCTCATGCAAAAGTTGACGCTGCATCTCGCCGATCGCTCGGCCCTCATAGCCCATTTCGCGGAGTTCGGTTCCGTCGATCGCCAATTCCTTGACGCTGATTGGTACGCCGGCCTTCTGCGCTCGTACTTGCTCGGCGGCAATCCATGACAGCACTTCCATCGCCTCAGTGATATCTCCGCCCTTGCCAATCACGTCGCATACGCGATGCGTGATTAGATCGCGCAGTAGCTCATCCCCTAGTTCCGAGCGTAGCCGGCGTATCTTGAACGGACGGATGTTCTCATGCAAGGCGAGCATGTGGCGCTCGATTAGCGTTTTTACGTCCTGCATTAGACGGTGCGGGGCGTTCAAACGATGCAGGGCTTCATCGGCAAGTTTGGCGCTCCAATACTCATGCGAGTAAAGAGAAGGGACTCCGGCTCCTAGTTCGACAGCTCGCTTTGGTGCGAGCGCGTAGTAGTGCTGAAGCCCCTCCTCGTCAGTCCACGCCATCGTAGGCTTCCCGCAATCATGGAAAAGTAGCGCCATACGCACGCGCATGGGCGCGTGGGAGTGCATGTTAGCGGCCGCCTGCACAGCATCAAAGGTATGGTCGCTTGTCGTCTTTTCGTGATAGCGCGAGCGTTGGTTGTAATCGATCATCGGCGCTAGCTCAGGCAAGAGAATCTGAAGCACGCCAGTTGCGGCCGCTAGTTCAAGAGCGTAACCAGGGCTGGCACCCATTAGAATTCCTTCCAGCTCGGTTAGTGCCGTGCCGCTAACTCCCTTTTGAGTCAGGCCAGTCACGGCTCCCGAATGCTCCTGCATTTGGCTATACGCTTCCGGCGACAGCCGGAAGTGCGGCAGCTTACTGATAAAACGAAGCGCCCGCAGCATCCTAAGTGGGTCTTCCTCGAAAGAGCCGGGGTGTGTCGTGTGAATTAGCTTTTCGTTGATATCCTTAGCGCCGCCTAGCGGATCGATTAGCGATCCACTGCGAACATCGCGATAAATAGCGTTGATCGTGAAATCGCGTCGCTGGGCGTCTAGCTCAAGCGGCAGGTTCTCGTTGATAATCATCTCGAAGGCATGCCGCCCATCGCCTGTAGAGCGCTCTGCGCGTGGCAGCACAACCTCAAGCAGGCCGAGTCCTCGGACCTGCGCCCGGACCCCGATCTGAGGGCCGTTGCCGCGGAGGCGAAGGGAGCCAATCTTGGCTCCTGCGCCCGATAGCGCAGCCGCTACGTCCCATAGGGGCGCTCCTCGGACTACGTAATCGGAGTCCTTGCTTTGGCGGCCTAGCAGCTCATCCCGAACCGATCCGCCCACGCGATAGATTTCGGGAAGGTCGAGAGAGGCCATGAACTGATCGGGAGTCGTGCGCATCGCTAAATCGTACCACATCTCGCTAAGTGGCGCTAAGTTATGATATAGTTATCAATCCAGTTGATGCGGAATCGTCTAAAGGCAGGACCGCGGGCCTTGAACCCGCTTGTCTAGGTTCGAATCCTAGTTCCGCAGCTAACGGGAAGGGTTAAACCTTCCCGGCCAATGGGGAGTCGTCTAACGGCAAGACGCGCGGCTCTGAATCGTAAAATGTGGGTTCGATTCCTACCTCCCCAGCTTATCGATCTAGCGTGGTGTCAACGGCAGCACGGTCGGCTGTTAACCGATTAGGTCCAGGTTCGAATCCTGGCGCTAGAGCTTACGGGGTGAAGTGTTATGGCTGCACCGGGCGCTTGGAACGCTCTAGTCAGAGTTCAATTCTCTGCTCCCCGATATCCGCCGACATGATGGAATTGGTAGACGTGCTGGTCTTAGAAACCAGTGTCCGCAAGGACGTAAGGGTTCGAGTCCCTTTGTCGGCATATAAGCCTGTGTGGCGGAATTGGTATACGCGGCGGACTTAAAACCCGCTGGTCTTCGGGCCTTTCGAGTTCGAGTCTCGACACAGGTATAAGCGTGAGTGGTGAAACGGTATACACAGCGGGCTCAAATCCCGCCGGTCGGAAGATCATGCGAGTTCGATTCTCGCCTCACGTATTTCCCCTCTATAGCTCAGTGGACAGAGCACCAGGCTACGAACCTGGGTTGTCGTGAGTTCGAATCTCGCTAGGGGGTTACAAGCTGCTGTAGCTCAGTTGGCCAGAGCGTCCGCCTGTCGAGCGGAGAGTCGAGGGTTCGAGTCCCTTCAGTAGCGCTGTGACGGATGCCAAAGTGGTCGAGGCGTCAGGTTGTGATCCTGGCTAGAGCGGGTTCGAGTCCCGTCCGTCACCCTTCCCTTGCAAAGGAACGGTAGACTGCTTAAAGCAGTTGGCCGCAATGCTGCCGGCGGTCGAGGCTGAGACGCTTTCACTTGCCGGCATCCAGGGAGATAGGTCATGGTGACCAAGCGGATTCCAAACCCGCAGGCGAGCGTTCAATTCGTTCATCTCCCGCTCCGGCTCTGATTTTGGTATTCGACCGCGTTTCATACGCGCGGGATGAAGGTTCGACTCCTTCCAGAGCTATCGCCTCTATAGCTCAGCGGAAGAGCTGCCGCCTTCTAAGCGGCCGGCCGTGAGTTCGAATCTCACTAGGGGCTTTCGTCCTTGTAGCTCAGCGGATAGAGCATCAACCTCCTAAGTTGATGGCCGTGGGTTCGATTCCCACCAAGGACTTGCGGCGAAGTGGTCTGGTGACCATTCGAGCCTCATAAGCTTGAGAGGGTGGTTCAATTCCCCCGCCGCCACGCAGGGGTCTACTAACTGGCCTAAGTGCCGACGTTCTCAGCGTCGATGATGCGGGTTCGAATCCCGTCCCCTGTACTCAGAAAGGCCCGCTAATTTAGCGGGCCTTTTGTCGTTATGGAGAGCCCATATTATTTAGGGATTCGCGGGAGAAGGGCCTTAGCGCCGCTCTAACGAGCTAGTTTTTCCTCTTTTTGGTCCCTTTGCGCTGCATCTTCCATAACTTGCGGCGCTCCCGCTGCATTGCCCTCGAAATCTCTTTGATTTCTTCGCTAAGCGGCGAATTGAGGTAGACAAACATGGCCGCTTTACGGCGGATTGGGTACATTGCTAAGGCAAGCTTGTTCAGCGCCACGCGGATGTCTACTTCGCGTTGACGGGAGCCCGGCCGAGTTCGGCGAGCGTGCAGTTTGCGCACGGACAGCGCGTACTCGATCGCGTCTTCGGCTTCCTCTACGATCACAGCATCGGGCATTTCGATGCGGCCGCGCTTGTTCTTCTGCCAGGCGAATTTGCGTTCTTTCATGTAGCCAGTGTACCACATATTTGCGGCCGCGCTAAAATGGTATAAAGGGTTTGAAAGTGGTAAAGAAGTGGATATGAGATGTCGCTCTGCGCGCCCGTTTGATGTACCTGAACTTATTATGGGCCTTAGGAAGGCCCATAAGTTAAGGGACAGCACACGGATTGGTAATGTACGAATGTACCATTTTGCCTAGTTCGGCCGTAAGATACTCTTGATGGATTATCGAATCAAGGCACTGCTGCGCGCTCAAGCTGAAGGCAAGGCATTAGGCCCTCATCCCGCTTTCATGGACCCCGGACGCCCTCTTGGCGTCACTGATCTAAATCTCGGCCGCATTGCCGGTCGGTCGCCTTCGGATGGCGGCGGTAAAGGCCAGCGTTTGGCCCAAAAAGGCGCCGAGCGCTATCTATCAGCCTTTGGTGGCGCGAATGCCATGGACTGGATCATGGACTGCACGCGCTATATGGCAGATACGGTCGCCTCGGCTGAATATCACTTCGAGAAGCCCTCTGATCCTAACGTCGAAAAGAAGCCCGGCGACTCGACGCAGCCGCCGGAACGGCTAAAGAAGCTGTTCGAAAAGCCAAATCCGTACATGGATTACATAGAGATGATGGAACTGCTGGTAATCGACTTGCTACTAGTAGGAAACGCTTATTGGCTGAAGTGGCGCACTAACGCGGCCGGGCAGCCCCTAGCAATCTATCGTCTAGCTCCGCCATACATCGAAATCGCGACTGAGCCGTGGGGTCCGGGCGCCTACATCTATCAAGTGCCAAATCACGACAAGTTAGCCTTCAATTCCGATGAAGTCATTCATCTCAAGCTTGCCAATCCTGAGGCTGAGAACCCTTATTATGGGCTGGGGCTGCTCCAGGGAGCCGGCCGCGCGGCCGATCTTGAGCTTGCGCTAACGGATTCGCAGTCAAGTTACTACGAAAACCACGCGATGCCGTCTGTGGCGGTCGAATCTGAACGCCGAGTGCCCCGTGACGTGTTCCACAAGATGCGAGCCCAGCTTCGCGCCCGTGCTCAGGGTCCAAGGAACGCTGGCGAACTGCTAGTGCTTGAGGCTGGCCTGAAGCTGAACAGCTTTGCTCCTCACGCTGGGGATGCGGGCTTTGGTGAACTAAGTCAGATGTCGCGCGACCGCGTTTTCTCTTGGTTTAGGATCAATCCAAAACTACTAGGGATCGCAGAAGCGGGAACTGAATCAGTTTCTGAAGCTCAGAAACAATTTGATGACAAGACGGCGCGTCCTTTCATGAACAAGCTTCAAAAGAAGATTTCGGCCGAACTTACTAGGGATGCTTGGAACCTCGACTTCTGCATCGATTATGAATACCAGCTAAATCCCGAAGAACGTGCCAAGCTAGCAGGCATGGTCGGCCAATTGCCGGGAATCACGATCGATGAGAGCCGTGAAGCCGGCGGATTAGGTCCTCATCCCGATAAAACGATCGGCTCGATGACGATTAACCTGCCGGGCGAAAACGGCGGAGGCGGAGGCCCCGGCGAAACACCATCTCGCAACGGATTCCCTGATCCAGGACTACCGGGAGAGGCCGGAAGACCACCAAAGCGCGAAAACACTAAAGCTTTTCCTCGCGCAGGCCGAGCTTTACCCTCAGGAGCGGCCGTTCGCAAAGGAAAAGAAACCAAAAAGGCGCTAAATAGCGCTGAAGTCCTGGCCGACAGCCTCAAGCGCCTTGAAAACGTGAAGATGCCAGAGGATGAACTGATAAGCAGGCGCACGACTGACGTTGATGCGGCCGCGGCGGCTTTCAAGGACGATTTAGCTAAGGCCGCCCGGGTTCTTGAGCGCGGATTGCTCGACACGATCGATGGTAAGGCGTTTCAGCCCAGCAAAATAGTCGAAAAGCTGCGCTATTCCAAGGCATGGAAGGCATTTGACGAACTAGCCGAGGAAGCTTACGAAAACGCGCTGCTGAAGGTCATGAGCGCCGCGTCGATCCACCATGCCGAGATCGGCCTCAAACCAGCCGGCGAAATCGATTACGAAGCTCTCGTAGATCAGCTCCTAGCTAATAAGGAGGGCGGTATTAGCGCGATCACGGGTACGCTGAAGGATTGGGTGTCAGCCCACGTCAAGGAAGCCCGCAAGGATGATCCAGCCCGTAGCAATCTCCAGGCCGAACTTCAAGCAGCAATTACGGATTGGATCGCTAATAAGGCCGATATGATCTCGATAACTGAGGCTACCAGGGGCTATAACGAAGCTACCTTAGCGGTCGCTGAGCAAAGCGGAGCTTCGCATGTCCTAGTCTCAGACGGTACAGATGACGACGCACCGTGTATCGAGGCTAACGGGGAAATATGGCCGCTTAGCGAAGCCAAAGAACGCATCCTAGAGCATCCTCGTTGTCGCCGAGCATTTGTGCCGATAATCCCAAAGGCGTAATTTGCTAAGCTATCAGGATGAATTTTCATCCTGAAGACTTCCAAGCACTATGTTACGCGGTCGAGAAGGAAAGGGGCGCCTTGCTTATGGAACCTTGCAAAGGCCGCTCGCTGCGCTATAAGCTTCCCGATCCTAAGGGCCGTCGAAGCTGGCGTTTCTACCAAACGACCCACTGCAATAACTCTTCCCGCATGGAAATCCCTTATAACCCGGCAGCCACAGTACGCATCTACGATCCCGAGGAGCCGGACGTGATAATCGTTGACCACGCTGGCGAACCTAAGCGAGACGCTAAAGCCACGGTTTGCGCTGTAGACGATTGCGTTGGGTTATGGCCGCGCTACAGACATCTCATGAGCGACCGCTCGTATCAAAAGCCCTAGGCCGCGCTAGCATTTATCTATGCCCGTTTCTATCACCATGTCAGACACATTAGTTCAAACGGTAGTTGACGCGGATTTCATTTCGTCAATGAGAGAACTCAACTTAGCGTCTGCTAGCGGGAAGAACTTTGTGGCTTTCCCCGATATGAGCGGCAGCATGGTCATGCTCAACATCCCGAAGATTCTCATGGCTCAGGAGCTTGACGACAACTAATGCCGGCGCCCGCCGTTACATGCCTGCTCGTTGCGGCCGTCCTGCTAGCCAGCGTTTCTGTCGCCGCTGCCGTGGGCCTAGCTGTTATCTGTGGCATCGTGCAGTTTGCTTTGCCGTATTGGGCTGAGTAATGGAAACCATCGGCCGTCGCTGTGGAATCGGCTGCGCCACTTGGCCTGACGATCTGAAATACGCTATCTGCCCTCGATGTGGTGAGCCAACCTCGCGTTTTCGAGGTATGACGCCGATGTCGGCCGCGGAGGCACGCAAAATGGCCCTCACGGAAGCCTTCGAGCACTACTACGAAACTGAACATGAGATTGATAATTCACCTCTTACCGCAGAGGAGCTAGCAAAATGCGGACTATAACTCTCCGCCGAGAATCCTGCTAGTATTCACTGTCATCTGAAGTAGCCTCGCCGTCGCTGAGGCGTTCATATTCGTTCCGACCCAGCCCATCTTATGGAGGATTTCTTGTACCCTACTTTCGATTCCCAATTTGCCGATAACATCTATAAACAGCGCTACCAGCACCCTAACGATCAGAATTGGGACGGAACAGCCAAGCGTGTCGTTAGCAGCGTTGTAGGGGCTCTCTACGGCGCTCCAAAAGCTCAGGGTAACGTTGGAGCCATTGCTAATTTACAAGAGCGCTTATGGGACTCTATGGCTCGCCGGAAGTTCATTCCCGGTGGCCGCTACCTTTACGCGGCCGGCCGTGATCTACATCAAGTAAACAACTGCATCCTACTTAGGGCCGAGGATTCCCGTGAGGGATGGGCTGGCCTAGCTTACAAGTCAGCTATGGCGCTTATGACTGGCGCTGGAATAGGAGTTTGGTATGGAGACATTCGCGAGGCAGGGGCGACTATTCGTAGAACTGGTGGGGTTGCCTCGGGGCCAATACCTCTTATGGAACTCGTTAACGACCAAGGGCGTTGCTATCTCCAAGGGGGCAACAGACGCTCTGCTATTTGGGCGGGACTTCCGTGGTCCCATCCAGACATCTTTGAGTTTATAGGCTGCAAGGATTGGTCAGACGAGCTAAAGGGTCTGAAGGAGCGCGATTGGAACTTCCGCGCGCCGATGGACACCACGAACATTTCTGTGACGTTGGATGAGCATTTCTTTACAGCATACAGTCGAGAAGATGTCGGCGAAGGCTACGATAACTTTGCCACCGAAATGCCAGCTTGCGCGCCTGACGGTACTAATTGGGATCAGTGGGCGCGCAAGGTCTACCATGCCACGCTAAAGCAGATGCTTGCTCACGGTGAGCCTGGATTTACGATTGACACCGGTAGACATTCTGCTGAGGTTTTGAGAAATGCCTGCACAGAGATAACTTCTGCGGACGACAGCGATGTGTGTAACCTCGGTAGCTTAGTGCTGCCGCGGTTTGACACTCCTGCCGAGTTTGGTGAAGGTGTGCGCGACGCCGTTATGTTCCTGACGGCCGGCAGCATGTACTCGCATGTGCCATATGCCAAGGTAGAAGAAGTCCGCGATACTAATCGCCGCCTTGGCTTAGGGCTAATCGGCGTGCATGAGTTCCTAATGAAGCATGGTGTCCGATACGGTTCTCCTGAGGCATTCGAGGTTATGGAGCCATATATGGATGAGTACGGCCGCGCGTTAGAATACGCTAATGAAGGACAAGCCGGATTCGGTATCTCAGGATCAATTGGAGCTACTGCTGTTGCTCCTAACGGTACCATCGGCATCATCGCTGAGTCAACACCCTCTGGCGACCCGCTTTTCAGCGCTGCTGAGCGACGTAGTGTTGTGGTGGCGTCGCCGCACGGTAACAAACACCAACAGCACGTAGTGGTCGATCCTACGGCCGCAAGACTAGTCAGAGAAGGCGTTGAGCCGGGCATGATTGAGGACGCGTACTCGCTTTCACTTCAACCCGAGCGTCGCTTAGCGCAGCAAGCATTTATGCAACGCTACACCGACCACGCTATCAGCTCTACGGTGAACCTGGCCGCTCCCATCCTTCACGATGAACAGATTAATGATTTCGGGCAGACACTCATGCACTACCTACCAGAACTAAGAGGCATTACGTGCTACCCGGATGGTGCCAGAGCAGGTCAGCCTCGAACTCCGGTCGATCTGGCCTGGGCGATCGATAACGTAGGAACTGTCTTTGAGGCCGAGGAGGAAACCTGCATAGGGGGCGTTTGCGGTTTATAACCGTTGCGCTGAAAAGCTGTTATAGTTAATTTTCCAAACACACAAAAGGAGATTGATTATGGCAACGATTATCTGGTGCGACAAGGTTCGCCACATCGTAAATGAGTCGCGTGGAGAGGTTGCAGCGCGGATAGCGGTTGCGCAAGCCAACAAAAGATTAGCGACCACTCAGGACGCAAGACAGGTTAGGGATACTGCTTTTCGTAAGGAACTTGCTGATGATCCTGAGGGGTTTATCTATTTTACCCTTGAAAACGATCACCAGCGAGCTTTGAATGTGAATCTGATTTCATCATTTGAGGCTGTACCTGGCGACGGCATATGATGCGCTAAGGTACACGTCATGGGGAACACAATTACACGCGAAGGCAGCCGTACAACCGAGACAGTAAACCTCGGCGTAATGAAAAACGCGACCGAAGTTGAAGCCAATCCGACACTTGAAGGAGTAATTACCAGCGGTTCTAAGGAAATTACGAAAGTATCTAGCTTTGCAAAAGTTGCAGTAGGGACCGAAATCTCTTCAGCAGCTTTCCCAGCAAACACGCACGTTGTTGAACTTAGCTCAGCGAGCGAAACACTGACAGTTTCTAACGCAGCTACCGAAAGCAAAGCTCTAGCAGCGATCACTGCGCGCAACTTCCTACAGAACAGCTCCGGTGGCGCAGAAACAAAGAGCATTCTTCTCGAAGCTGGTTATGCAAACGTCAATCTTCTCGACGTTGAGCTTAACGTTATCGTCGTAACTGGAACTCCTAAACTTGTCGTTACTCTGGAGTCCAGCGTAGATAACGGTAAAACCTGGAATGCGGTTGAAGGTCTAAAGAACGCCACAGAAGCCGATGCAGCGTTTGCCGAAATTACGGCAGCAGTCCAGCTAAATCAGAGCTACAACATTGCCGGTCGCGCTACGGGACCATTGCTTCGTTTGAAGTCGGTCTTTGGTGCCAACGGCGGCGTAGCAGGATTTGCTTACGTAGCAACTGATAACTAAGCCTCGCACGGCCCGTCAATTGGCGGGCCGTTTGCCATTCTATAGGGATGGAGTTACCTGCGGGGTTATTCGTATCTCAAGTTCCTAATAGCGACGATATTGTTGCGTTCAATTTTGGCTTTCAGCTTGAGGGAAAGTCTGCGGACGATCCGATCGTTGAGGAGCTTGAAGACGGCGACCTATTAATTGAGGGTTGGGCGGCCGAGTTCGATGGGGTTGACCGCCAGGGGGAGAACTTCATGGACGGCGCCTTTCAGCGCGGTATTAAGTCGTTTCTGAGTGGAGCGGCTTCACTGTGCTTTAACCACCAGCACGAAAAGGTGCTAGGTAAGGTACTCGATCTAGAAGAGGTTGAGGGCAAGGGTCTACGAATGCGCGCTCGCGTAGATGGCGCAATCAAAGACCATCCTGAGCTTGGCGTGATCTACAACCAGATCAAGAAGGGCACGCTAAGCGCGCTTTCAGTTGGTGGCTTTTTCAAGCGCCAATTGACCGTGGCCGGTACACGAATTAGTGATATGGATTTCACCGAGATTAGCGTCACGGGGGTTCCTGTTCATTCACGGCCGGCGTTCTCTGTAATTGCTGGCAAGGCCCTTGAGGGAACCAAAGGCCCTGAAGGCGCCGATGCAGGTTCCGGCGACGCTCTTATTGGGCCTCCGGGCTTAGATTATGGGGGCATAACAGCCTCACTTGACAATCTTTCCGCAGCACTTGATGTATTCGCGGGCGACACACCGTCGTCTGAAATTCCTTCAGTGTCACACTGAACTCTAAAGTAGAAGGACAAATGGACCCACTAGAGCAGATTAACCAGAAGATCGAGGAGTTAGACGCCCGCGCTAAAGAGTTAGTTGCGGCGGCCGAGTCCGGTGATAAACCTGCCGAGGAAGTCAAGAGCTTGCTCGACACGGAGATTCAGCCTAAGCTCGACTTACTTTTCAAAGATCGCGAAGCCGCTGTTCATGAGGAAGAGATCAAGTCTCTTCACGGACAGGTTACAACACTTGAGAAAGCAATCGAGGAGCTTCGCAAGCCAGGCGATGGCTTTGTAGTAGCTGCCGATCCTGAGTCAAAGAGTGTTGCGGAACCGGATAATCCATATTCGGACGGCTCTCGTTCACCATACGTTGATATTCGTATGGCGGCTAAAGGTAGCTCTGAGGCCCGCGAGCGTTTGATCGCTGGCGCTAAGGCGTTCACTGACGCCGGCTTTAGCCTCGATGAAGAGGGCAAGGCCATGACCGAGGGTACTGGCTCACAGGGTGGATACCTTGTTCAGCCATTGCTTGAGCGTCAGATTGTTCTAGCGCGTGAGAAAGACAACGTACTACGTCCTCTTTGCTCAACGCTAAACATCAACACCAACGCCATCCAGCTTGACCAGCTAGGACTATCAACCACCGCTGGTTGGGTAGCCGAGCTTGCAACCAAGCCTGAAAGCACGGCGATGACGCTAGCGACCATTACGGCGTCTGTCTTCACAGCAGCCGGTCTGGCAACGATCTCGAATCAGCTCCTACAGGACTCTAACCCTTCAGTAGATCAGCTTGTAACGGCTGATATTGCTAAGCGTCTGGTAGCCCTAGAAGAGACAGCATTCCTAAGCGGTTCTGGCTCTGGTCAGCCACTAGGACTTCTGAACACTCCGGGAATCTCAACTACATCGATTACATCGACTGAAGACCCGGCCGCGGCGGGCAGCATTCTAGACAAGATTCTAGACGCTATCGCTAACGTGCAGGAAAATTGGGGTCAGCCATCGGCTATCCTCATGCACCCGCGCACATGGACGACCATCCTGAAGTCCCGTGACACAGCAGGTCACTACACCATCTCGCCACGTAACAACTTTGGCGCTGGTTACGATCCTGCAACACCACGAACCTTCATCAACGGCCCACAGCAGACGCTATTCGGCGTAGAAGTGGTGCTAAGCAACCGTATGCCGATCAATCTTGGATCGGGTACTAACGAGTCAAGGATCGTCGTGGGAGACTTCCGCGAGGCACTGATCCTAGATCGTCAGGGAATTACGGTCGATGAGTCGCCACATGTTTACTTTACAAGCAACCAGACGGTATTCCGCGCCGAGAGCCGCGTAGGATTCACGGCCGCTCGAAGCCCGGTAGCGTATAACGTTATCGGTGGCGTAGGGCTCGTAAACCGCTAAGGAGAAATTATGGCCGACGAGAAAACAGCTACAACACCTAGCGCGGCGCCCAACGCTGTTGCGTCAGACGCATCTTTCGAGGTTGCGGTAAACACTGACGGCGAGAAAGCGCAAGTAACAGGCAAGCCACATCCGCCAAAGACGCTTACTGAGGTTCATGAGGTATCAGTTAGGACCGATCGCGTGATCCTCGACACATCTGACCCGCTAGCAGTCCAGGTTCCACCGAAATCAGAGGTAGACGGTAAGACGCCTATCGCTCTGGCTTACGAAGAGGCTAAGACACCTGAGGAAAAACTAGCGGAGTAACGTCTCACCTAGCCAACCCCGACTCGACAAAGGTCCGCTAATAGCGGACCTTTGTCGTGCATAGGACTAGCATCGAACTATGGCAAGACTCATCAAAAAAGGACTTGAAGGACCACCGGGGCCAGAAGGAGCCACGGGCGAAAAAGGTGAAAAAGGTCTAACGGGATCGACCGGCCCCGAAGGGCCGCCGGGCGCTACCGGCGAAAAAGGTGAAAAAGGAACTACTGGTGCGACCGGAGCAACCGGCTCGACTGGACCTGAAGGACCGACTGGTGCTACCGGCTCGACCGGACCTGCGGGTTCGACTGGAGCCACGGGGGCCACTGGCGCGACCGGAGCTGAAGGCCCACGGGGGGAAATGCTATGGCGGGGCGTCTGGTCGTCCGGCACCACTTACGCTAAAGGTGATGCTGTAGAAGAAGGTGAAAGTTCGTATATCGCGATTAAAAGCGGAAATACCAACCACAAACCTAGTTTATTAGGTGAATGGTGGGAATTAGTCGCTAAGAAGGGCGCCACGGGAGCGACTGGAGCAACGGGTTCTACGGGAGCAACAGGAGCTACCGGCGAAAAAGGTGAAAAAGGAACAACGGGCTCGACCGGGCCTGAAGGTCCAGCCGGCGCAACGGGAGCTACCGGCGCGGCTGGGGCTACCGGAGCTGAAGGTCCGCGTGGAGAAATGCTATGGCGTGGCGTTTGGTCTTCTGGCACAACCTATGCCAAAGGCGATGCTGTAGAGGAAGGCGAAAGCTCGTACATCGCCATCAAAAGCGCCAACACCAACCATAAACCTAGCGAACTTGGTGAATGGTGGGAACTAATTGCTAAAAAGGGTGCGGCCGGCGCTACGGGCGCCACTGGTGCTACGGGGGCAACGGGAGCCACAGGCGAAAAAGGTGAAAAAGGTACAACGGGCTCGACTGGAGCCGAAGGCGCGGCAGGAGCAACGGGCGCTAAAGGCGAAGGAACGTGGCAAGGCGTATGGTCATCTGGCACAACTTACGCCAAAGGTGACATAGTTGAAGCAGGTGAATCATCTTACATCGCCATAAAATCTGCCAACACCAACCATTCACCGGCCTCCCTTGGTGAATGGTGGGAACTAGTAGCTAAAAAGGGTGCTACCGGAGCAACGGGCGCGACTGGCCCTACGGGTGCAGAAGGCCCAACCGGAGCAACGGGAGCTAAAGGCGAAGGTAAATGGGAAGGCGTTTGGTCTAGCGGCACAACCTACACTAAAGGCGATCTTGTAGAAGAAGGCGAATCATCCTACATTGCCATTAAAAGCGCGAACTTGAACCACAAACCTTCATCCCTAGGGGAATGGTGGGCGCTTGTCGCTAAAAAGGGCGCTACTGGCGCGACCGGCTCTGCGGGGTCTACAGGATCGACCGGCCCCGAAGGCCCAGCGGGAGCTTCAACTAAACCGCTGATTGCAATGTCCTTTGCAATCAAAGGTGAACTACTGGAAACGACTTACCCCGGCCGCTTCATCCGTATAACAGGTTCGGAAGAACTAGAACTTGTAGCCATTTACGCTGAACTTGGAGCTGGCACCAGTGCAGTCGTTACGTTGAAAAAGAACGGCTCAGAAGCTACAGGCTTCAAAGGCACGATCAAAAAAGAATTTTTCTCAGTGACTCCTACCGGAATCGCTCTCGCGGACAAAGACAGGCTTGCTATCAGCGTTGCGACCGCGACAGAAAAACCCGGCGATCTCACGTTTACCGTCTTTATCAAGCAGTTGAAATAATGATACTTGAACAGCGCGGAACTACAACTACAGTCAGCGCTCTGAAAAAAACCTCTCTCACCGTGACCCCGCCTACCGGACTTGCAATAGGTGATCTTGTTTTTTATTTCATCACTTTCGCAGAAGTGCCGGCGGAAACCGAACCCGGCACCGTAATAACCATGATCGGTGGGGAAAGCTGGTCCCACACAGCTAAAGTCGAAATCACTACGGCTAAATTTCGCAAGAACAGTTGGGTTTATTGGGGGGAACCAACCTTCAATGTCGAAGCACCAACCGTACCTATTCTTCCTAATGTTGAAACCAATAAAGAATCCCAAATGTATACGTCGTGCGTGGCGTTCAAGAAGGGCAGCTTCAATAAGACACACCCGGTACACCAGGAATCCGCTTCATGGTGGGTGTCCGAAACCGCCGGCACTACCACAACTATTCCAGGGATTACTACGAATCAGCCAGGGTGTGAACTATTTGCTTATGTTCAGGGGGCTATTGGTTCCACTCCTTTTGCTGTTACGGGTGGATGGGAAGAACCAGCATCGAAAGACTCAATTTTTGTATTATTTAAGAAGCGGCAGGGTGCAGCAGGGGCAACAGAAGGAATGCAGCACAAAAAGGCGTCGGGTAAACTTACAGACGGTTATATGATTGCTGTAAATCCCCCCGACGAGTTTGTTTCAATGGTATAGTGTCACTGTGTATATCTACGCTACTCCCAACGAAGAAGTCGAGTCCTACATTGAAGGCGCTCCTTCTGGCCTAACTGGAACTGTCGGTTATCAGGTAATCAATCTTGAAACCGACGTAGCTATTGCTGCTAGGACTACTGCTGGCGTCGTAGAGATTCCGGCTGGGTCGGGCGCGTACTACGTAAAAGTCCTAGCTCCAAACAAACCGGGTAGCTATGCCGTAGTTTGGGACACTGGAGAAATCTCACCGGAAACGTCTGCGACGGACGTGCTGGTTGTCAACTCGACTGGTGTGGTGCCGCCGACTGTATCTGGCACTGGCAATCTAATCAGCCTTGAACAGCTTAGGATCGCCCATGGCATCCCAGCATCCACGATCGATCCCGAGCTAGATGCCAAATACGAACAGGCAATACGAGGCGCGAGCGCGGCAATCCGAAGCTACACCGATCGTTCATTTGGTGTACCAACCAAAACTTCCACCAAGCTCTTCGAATATGACTCATCCGGCTTCATCGATATCGATGACGCTATGGAAGTCAAAACCGTAGCCTTCCGTTTTGGGGCACTTACGCTACCCTTAGACGAATTCTACTGGCGTCCCGAGCCCCAGGATGGCCCGCCATATGAGTACATGACAATCCCGCATTGGGCCGGCATCTACTCGCCGCAAATGGGGTTCCGTTACAACCTCGATGTGATATCTAGAGAACGTGGCTGGCCTGGACTGATCCCGCTAATCGCAATCGAAGCGGTTTGGGGATGGCCGGAAATCCCTGCCGACGTAGAAGAGGCTGCCATCCTAACTGCGGCCGCTTTTGCTCAAAAGCCAGACGCTTTCGTTGGTGAGTCGATCGAGAACTACTCTTACACGATGGGTACACGTTCGAGCCTGAAATCTGAGGCGATCCCCGACCGAGCCCGCGATCTGTTGAACACGTTCGTAAGGTTCCAAATCTAATGAATGAGGGCAACGTAATCACGAAAATTACCACGCGCGACGAGTTCGGTCGCTTCACGGCGATGTGTAGTCATGCCGGCGAGGAGATGCTGAAGGAAATGGCCCATGATGGGGCCGAGCTATCGCGTGAGCTAGCACCAGTAAGCGGTAAGCCTGATCCACGTTCGGTAAGCGTGAAAGACGGCATTCGCTATTACGTTACTCACGACACGGCTAGCTGGACTAGCATAGCTCGCCATGCGATGGCTGTCGAGAAAGGCTCAAAAAGGCATCCACAGAGTGGTAATGTGGGCTTCTTTTGGGAGAAGGAAGGCCGCCGTTGGGGGCCAGGCGATAACATCATCGACCACCCTGCTACCGAGGCTAAACCGTATCTACGGCCGGCGTGGGAGATTATCATGGATCGTTGGGATGAGTATGCTCGGCGTCATTTCGGGGGCTAAATGACTGTTACAGCCCCCGAGACAGAAGCACGTCAGGCGCTAATTACGGCCGTCAAAGACGAGTTCACGCCCGAGAAACTGCCGGTGCTAGATGATCGTTTGCATGGTTCGCTGGGAGAACAGGAACCTGTAGCCGGTTGTTTCCCCGATCATTCGACAGCGACGCGCGATCAAAAGCTAGTCAACGAGTATTTCATAACGGTTCAAGTCTTCTCTAGATGGGAGAAGATGGCAGACCGTGCTCAGACCGTTTCGCCCGCACTTATCGAGGAATGGGCCGAGCGTTTTCGTCGCTGCATACAGAAAGAAGGCGTTGATCCTCAAACCGGGCGTGTCTGGTACTTCGACCTTGAGATAATTCGTTATCGCCCTGATCCTACGGGCAATATTACGAGATTTGAAGCTACAGTTATCGCTCGGGGCAACAATAGTGCCTTAATTGAGACGATAGGCTAACTTTCTGTCGAGCCGCCGTCTAAAGTATATGGCATGGCGAAGATTACTAAGTCTGCACATGCCCCTTCAGGCGACCTATTAGTTACAACGGCAGCGGGCGATTTCACAGTTTCAGATGGCGGTAGCTACGAAACTACCGATAAGGCTATTCTAGACAACGTTGGAGGCAATAACTTCCTCGTTGTCGAACTTGATAAAGCTGAAACTGCGCCAGCGGAAGAACTCAAAGGCGATCAGAATGACCCGCATGTAAACCCATCGGCTGACCACCTTAGCTCTCTAGCTTCACCTGAGGCCGTAGCGGCCGCAGACGCTAACGAGAAAGCCATTAGGGACACGGTTTCCCCGGAAATTGAGGTTACACCAAACCCTACGGTAGCTGAAATTCAGGAAAGCTTCTTTGACAATGTGGGGATCAACGCCGATCCCGTAGCTCCAACAGAGAATGCTCCAGTTGAAGAAGCCCCTAAAGCCGAAGAACCACCAGTAGAAGAAGCCCCTAAAGCCGAAGAACCACCAGTAGAACCAGCGCCGGTAGTCCCGGCTGAACCTTCAGGAGAAGAACACTAAATGGCCGGAAAGCGCGGAAATACAGGTTGGATCATGTTCGGCCGCCAGTCGGCTAAGGGCACCCCCGCAACCCTCTCATTGATTGCGGAAGAAGAAAAACAGCCAGTTATTCGCTCGCCTTTCGCGGGCGGATCAATTGACCCTAGCCGTGAGTTCGGAGAGCTTGCGGAGACAGACTCCAACCGCGATAAAGGCCAGTCATACGTGAAAACAGGCGGCGTGGCTGGATCGCCTGAGATTTACGTGCGTGACGCGAGCATTGGAGCGCTCCTCTACTTCACCCTAGGTACCGACACCGTTTCAGGTACAGCCGGCAAACGAGTTCATACGGTCACGCCAGCTAACAACATTCCTTACGTTACATTTTGGGATAACGTAGCCGACACTCTTTTCGAGCGTCACGTTGATTGCTTCATCGACTCTCTAAACATCAAAGCTACGGCTGGCTCACCTTTGACGGCAACGGCCGCGATCAAAGGTCTGACAACCACCCGCTCTGAAACAGACTTCAACGCTACAGCGAAAGTACCGCTTCAGGCCGGCTACGTTTATAACTACAACGATGCAACGGTCGAATTATCTGGTGGTGCTACAGCACTCATCGGAAGTTTCGAGATCGTAATCGAGAACAGCGTTACAGCGCAGCAGACTGACGATGTTCAGCCGATTGATGTTGTGGCTGGTAAACGAGCAGTTAGCCTGACGTTCGATATCATCTTCGAAACCCTAGCTGAGTACAACAAGTTCCACTATGGTGAAGCGGCCGGAACTACGATTTCTAACGCTCTTTACACCACATCGGCTAACTTCTCATTCTCACATGGCGCTGATAACGGAGTCTCATTCGCACTGCCAAGCATTGCTTACGAGACATTCCCAATCACCCCCGACCCAGGCGGCGCACCGATCGTATCTAGCGTTCGTGCTGTTGCTCAGCGTCCGGCCGAAGGCTCGAATGTTCTGACTTCGGTAGTAAAAAATCAAGTAGAAAAATACTAAGACAGTTGTCTACAAAAAGGAAATTCTTTAATGGCTAAGACTTCATACCAGACAAGCCCAGGCGCGATTCGTTCGCCCTCATTCAAAGCTAACCCGCTATCACCGCTAACTGTAGTGAGCCAGGGGAAGGTTTCTAAGCCTGTCCCTGTTCCAATCGGTAAGTACGGCCCTAAAGCCGTTCCGGGCACTGTAAAGGCCCCGGGCGCCAGCGGTACTATCTAAACCACTCCCTAATCGACCCTTAGAAGCCTGCTAGGCCCCCCTAGCGGGCTTCTTTTATTTATGACGAGGGTTTCACTAGGATTAATTGAATGGAACCTGACCACGGCCTACAGGCGCAGGTCGATTTAGCGCTAGCAAACAGCAAGCGGGTCGCCCGCGAGGCGCGTATAGTAGTGAAAGACCTCGCGAGAATTCGCGACACAATCAACGAGCTACAGTCCAAGGAGGACATAAGCGATGACAGCACAGAACGACACAGCTAACAGTAAGGTCGCCTCCCTAGCGAAGTGGAAGGCCGCGAAGACCCACACGATTACATTACCGTCAAACACGGTAGTCGAGATCGAGATTCCCGATTTGCCTAACTTAGTGAAGACGGGAACGATTCCTAACGAGCTGATCGATGTAGCGATCGGCGTTGCTCAGGGTAAGCAGATTACCAAGCAGGATATCGAGCAGCAGGCCGATTTCTATAACAAGCTATGTGCTATTACGGTGAAGGCGCCGGCCGTCTCAGAGGAGGATTTCGCCGCGGGCGCTATTCCGTTTGAGGATAAGGAGATGATCGTAGAGATTGCTACACGCCAACGCGATCTCGATGCGGTCGGACACCACTTAGCAGGACTGGAGAAAGTGAAGGATTGGCGCACCTTTCGTGGCCTCTCCCTCGGCTACCCGGATGATGAGAGTTTGTAAGGAGTCCAAAAGACCATTTCCTCAGATGTCGGATGACGATGTAATCGATTATCTGATAACTGAGGCGGTAACCTTCAAGATGCTCAAAGAGCAACAGGAAGCCGAAAAGAAAGCAGAAGTTGACGAGTGGAAGCATGATATGGGTAGTTTAAGAGAGCGACTAGGACAGTAAATGCCAGAGAGGTTAGCGACCGGCGAGGTAGTAATCAACCTCAGAGATGAGGCGTTGATTGCTGGCCTCGACCGGGCGCAAGCCAAGTACCACGCCACGATGGCGGCCCTTGATCGCGAGGAGGCGAAGATCAGGGTCGATCTCGATAGCAAAGGCTTCGATGATGGAATCAAGAAGCTGCGCGCTGAAAAGAAGGCTATTGAGAGTGAACTCCTAAGCATCCACCCCGACCAGTCAGACTCCAAGAAAATATCGGCGTTGATGAAGGAAGACCTTCGGACGCTAGAGGCGGAGCTGAAAAACCTTGAGTCACAAAAGTTACAGAACGATCGCATTATTGGCGCTCGACGCGAATTGTTACAGATCGATGCCTTTCAGGCTAACCAGTCACAAAAGCGCTTCGAAACTGATAACAAGCTCCTAACCGATCGGCTACGGCTAGAAAAGCAGCAGGCCGCGCAGCGCGCGAATGAACAACGCGAACTGTACCAACTAAAACTGCCGGGTGAACGCGCCGAGGAGGAGCGCCGCCGCCGCGAGGTAACGTCTGACCGTGACCACGCGGCCGCCCTACGCGAGGCGGCCAGGCTCCGCGATCAGTTTGCTAAAAAGACTGACGAGATCGAGAAACGCGAACGCACGAAAACAGGCTTTATAGATTTCCTAAGCCGTGAGGAGAAAGTCAAAGTCGATCTTGATACTGGCGCTGCCCGCGCTGATCTAAAGCTACTCGAAGAGGAGATGAAGCTAAAAGGCATCGATATCCCTGCACACATCAAGGTCGATGAACGTGACATCAAAGACTTCTTCCTGAACCTGCCTAACAAGCTGAAAGCAGCCACAGGCTCGGGCTTCCGGGTACCGCTGCCATTCACTAGCTTACGAGCGCCCGCAGGAGCCCTAGCCGCGGCCGCACCATTGCTAGCGTCCGTAGCTGGTGGGATTACGAGTCTCGCTGGGGTTACTGGTGCTGGTGCCCTTGGCGCAGGCGCGGTAGGTGGTGGCGTGCTAGGAGGGCTCGTAGGTAACTTTGCAGGAATAGCGGCCGCAATTGTTCCAGTCAAGAAAGAAATGGAACAGCTTACGAAATCGACTGAAAAGTACGAAAAAGCTGTCAAGGAATACGGGAAGGGCTCAAAACAGGCTGTCATTGCGCAGGCTGAGCTAAACGAAGTTCTTCGCCATACTCCTAAATTACTGGTTGAAGGTCAACGCCAGTGGGAGGAAGTAAGCGACAAATTTATCAAAGACACAAGCGGTATACGTGACGCACTCGGGCGAGTAATCTCTGATGCAGCCAAAGCCGGCAAGGAGCTTGAGCCAATCGCGGCCAAGAACTCAACGGCGACTGCGAATATCCTCGCCGCCGGCTTTGGTCGATTCAGCCGTAACCTCAGCTCTCCTAAGGAAGCTGAAGGTCTAGATCAGCTAGGCAAATCTGCCAACGACTTCCTAAAGCCAGCACTAGAAGGCGTTGAAGGGTTTACTAAAGCACTGCTTCACATCGGAGAGTCGGCCGCCAGGCTGTTTGGTGGCCCGCTAGGCAAATGGATACAAGACCTTGGCCAAGATTTCGAAAAAGCCACGAAGCCGGGCAATAAACTTGATGAAAAAATCAGAATTCTCGGTAAAGACGCTCAGGATGTAGGCAAGTTCTTCATCGCGTTTGGCAAAGTCATTACGACCGCGCTTGGCCTAGCAGCCCCTCAGGGAGACAAGCTAGCCAACACCATGACCGGCGCGCTTACACGCTGGGATAGCAAGCTCAAAGACGATCAAGGGCGCAAAGGCTTCCAGACATTTATCCGCGAGTCAGATGAAGCACTTGAAAAATTAGGCCCCGTCCTTGAGGCCGTGCTGAAGCTGTTTGGCTCATGGGCTATTGGACTGTTGCCGGCCGTCAAGACCGTAACTGAATTCTTCAAAGGCGTTACAGACGTAGTAAACGGGCTCGGCAAACTGCTCGGACTACAATCAGGCGTTCAGTCTCTAGGTGTGCTGATCGGGGTGCTATTCGCCGCTAACAAGGCTTTAGCATTCGCGGCCGCATTGAGCAAGGTATACGCGATTATGAAGGGCATGGCTGCTCTTGGCGCGGCAGGCGATCTTACGGGCGCGCTGCAATTGCCGCTCGCTACCCGAGCCGGTGGCGCGGCCGCTAAAAAAGCTGAGGAAGACGCTGCTAAAGCTGTCGAGCAGAAAGGCGGCGGCAGTCTCCTAGCGAAGCTACTTGCCGGCGGCGCGGGCGCGGCTGGCGGAGGGATCGGAATCCGCGGCATCCTAGCGGCGCTTGGTAGCAGCGGCGCAGTCGTCGGTGGCGGTCTAGCACTAGGAGCGCTCGGGCTCCAACAGGTTACACATCTTGGCCCTAAAGGCATAGAGTTCGGCGCCGATACCGGCGGCTCTCCTCCTAGACATGCTGGGGAAGAACTTCACAAATTCCACGAAGCGTCGAAGTTGGCAGCTCAGGGTACCGGCGAACTCACCGGGCAGGTTCTCCAGTCTAACCTTACCTTCCACCAGGCCGAGCTAAGCGTCTCACGCGCCCGCGAAGCAATACACCTAGCTAAGCCAGGAACGGTTGAATACAAGGAAGCGATCCTTGCTTACAAGTCGGCCGTGTTACAGGCTAACGAAGCCGAGCGCCAGCGCGCGACGATTATTAGGGAAATCAAGGCCGATAGTTCCGCTGGGGTTTCCGCAGTAAGAGCCCGTAAGAAGGTATTAGAAGAATCGATCGCTGCGTCTAAGAACGCCTTTGCTGATCCTGAAAAGGAAGACCCGACATTCAACAAACGAGAAAAGGAACGCGCCGAAGCTGCTAAAGAACTTGTTGAATTGCTCAACAAGCAGGAAGTGGCGATCCTGAACATCAAGCGGGCCTACAAAAACCTTGAACCAATTACCGAACCTGAAGGAGTCAATGCGCTAGGTAGCTTGGCTCGTAAGCCTGGTGGTCAGCCTCTTGCGCAGAAAATCGCTCTTCAATTTCCTAACCCGGTCGATGCTGTCAAGGTTGCAAAAGGTGCGTTAGACGCCATCAATAGAGGCACGCCGATGAAGGTCGTGGTCAAGGCGGTTGGTGACACCAAGTCAGCCCACGATGCCCTGGCACAACTAGCGAGCGCAGCAAAAACAAACACAGATAAGATTAATGATGTAGTACGTAATGCTCTGAAACTCACCAAAAAGCTGTTCCACGATGGAGCGGGCAACGCAGTAAGTGCGTTCATGGGAGGCTTCCAGGGCTTTGTAGGAGGCTACAAAGGTATCTGGACAGGCATGGAAAATGTCACCAGAACTGCATTGAAGAACATCAATAAGGTTCTACTTCAAGAACTGAAGGTGCTCAATGGTGGTAAGGTTCCTACGCTCGCTGAAGGTGGCCCTCCTCTTGCTCCAGGAGTCGAGAAACAGCTTCAGAGTGAAAAGGGCCATGCAGCCAAAGGCTTGATTCAGTACGGACGTGCAGGAGATAAAGGCGGCGACAATATTGCTACTCGAATGGTCGTTGGTTCGGGCGAGGTTGGCGCTGTATTTACCGGGCACCAGCAGAAGGTAGCTAACGAGTATCTAGCTCCTATCGGCGGACTGTCCGGGCTGTTCAAAAACGTCAACAAGCCGCACTACCAGATGGCGTCCGGCGGCCTGATCCACGCTGCTACCGGATATTCAGAATCCTACGGCGGCCGTAAATTCAGTAAACCAGAGCTAGAACGCCTATGGGATCGAGCCGGCGGTAATCCTGGACAAGCACATCTTATGGCCGCGATTGCTCTAGCCGAGAGCAAAGGCTACTCAGGCGCTTCTAACACTGCGGGCGCGCATGGACTGTGGCAGATCAAAGGCAACCCATTCCCAGGCAATGAGTTCGACCCCTTAACCAATGCGCGTATGGCTGTAAGCAAGCTCAAGAGCCAAGGGCTAGGAGCATGGGAAGTTTATACCAACGGCTCGTATAGACAGTATCTCGATAGCAAGTCCGCCGCAGCAGTAGGGGCGGCTGCCGGTGGCCCAGGCGGAGCTGGACATCCATTCAAACCAATTCCTAAGCAGAAGATTCCGCTTCATGGTCTAGTGGGGGCGGTTGTTACGGCCGGCGTTGAAAGAGTACGTAAGGCTGCAAACAAGACGCTAAAGAAATTTGCCAATTCGCTTGGCGGGGAAGGCCCAGGTGGGCTGTTTAGCGGGCCTACACCAGCCGGCACAAGCATCCCTAACACAGCTTGGAACCCTAGTCACAAGCCGATTGCTAACTGGATCGTGCCGATCCTGCGTTGGGCGGCCGCGCACGGTTGGCGAGGATCGGTTTCCAGCGGTTACCGTAGTTTCGCAGAACAAGCGCAGATTAACGCCGAAGGTAAGTTCTCGGCGGCCGCAGGATCGTCTAACCATGAGTTTGCTAACTACCCCGGTGGCGCCGTCGATGTCTCCGATGACTATGGTCTAGAACGGGTACTGAGCCGTTACCCTCGTTCGCCTAAGCTAATCGGTCATAAGCTAGGTGCTATCGATCCTGAGCACTTTAGCGCCACGGGTAAAGCCCGAGGCGGACTTGTCAAGCGTCCGGCCTTACTGGTCGGAGAGCATGAGCATGAGTGGGTAATCAATCCTCATCGCGCAGATAACCACGCGTATCTCAAAGAAGCCGGCGAAGAAATGGGCTATCACGTTACGCCGGCTAAGAAGGGTAAGCCAAGCTTCTCCAAGACCTTCAAAGCCAAAGGCAAAATTCCTGATACAAGCTGGGCTAACCTGCGAGCTATCCCGGCCGAGTTGATTAAAAAGCCCCTTGAAGAAGTCGAAGCTAACCTCAAGGCCGAGAAGGCGGCCTATCACAAACTAGAGGTTAAACGCGATAAGGCAATCGACGCTCTAAAGGACAGCAAAGACTCGGCCGCAAGATCACTAGCCAAGACACTAGCCAGCGGCAATGAAACCGTGCAGCACGCGAGGAGCCGTGCCGGCAAAGCGGAATCTAAAGCTACCGAATACTACGTTGCACCAGGCATGCCTAACCCAGCGAAAAAAACTGCCGAAGGCGCGGCTGAAGGTGTAAGCAGTGCAGAGCGAGCCCGTGATCGTAAAGTGCGCCAGGCAGAGGCGTCAGCTAAGGGCAAAATCGGCAAGGCTGAAAAGAAACTGAAGGAGATCGAGAAGGGACTTAAAGTCACCAAAGACGGTGGAGTGTTCGAACACACTCAGTACATTCCTTGGCGCGTTCTTGAACGCCAGCAGCACAAGGGTCGCGAAGCTGTAGCTGCCTTGGAAGCTAAAGAAGCTCAAGTTACTAATCTCAACAAAACGATCGGCTCAGAGACTCACTTGCTGAATATCCTTCAGGGCCGCTATGGACACAAGGGCTCAGACAAGAAAGCGATCGAAGGCGAATGGAACAAGACGTTCGGCGTCCGCCAAGGCAACATCGAAGAACTGAAGAAAATCATCAAAGACTCCGAAGGCAAGGCGAAGTCATTTGAGAAACTTCACCCATCCGCGGCCATCCACGCCTTCCTTGAAGGAGTAGCGGGCGAACTCGAAGGCATTGAAGATAAAGAATCTGAAGCAGAGGGCCAACAGGAAGTATTTAGCGAAGCCTCTAAAACAAAAACCGAAGCTCCGACTGGTGAACAATTTGCTGAATCGCAGGGCATGCTCGCCAGCATCAAGGAAGCAGAAGAGCGCTACGCGCTATCGCAGGCCGCCGCTCGACCAGACGACCCCAACACTCCTCAGAACGAGGAACTGCCGTACCTGAAGAAAGAGCTGGTGCCGGCCTCAGACATCAAGGGTCTATGGGAAGGCGCGCTCGAACAGGCTCAGCGCCTACAGGAGCCTGTAAGCACGATTACTGAACTTGCGAACACCGTAACAGGCGCTCGCAGCACAGTCTTTGGTCTAGAACAGACGATCCAAGGCGCTGAAAAAGATGTAACCACTGTGAAATATGCCGAAGCAAAAGAATTTGGTAACCAGCGCTACGAACTACTGAAAAACTTCGGTTCCAATTTTGCACCAATTGCTGTAGCTCCTGGAATATCTGCCGCCGCGTCCATTAGCGGCGCTCTTACCCCGACACGCTCTGGTACACTAAATAGTCAACCACAAGTAGGGAAGACAGTGAATCTTGAAGTGAATAATCACTATCAGCAGCCACCAGCTAACCCGCATCATTGGAGCAAGGGCGTCGAGTGGGAGCTAGGAGCCATCATCTAAATGGCCGTCAAACGTCATATAGTCCCGATCGTAGATGAATTTACCCGCGCTGATGGACCGCTGGGCGTCAACTGGACGGTTGTAAAAGGCTCACCGGCCGTAAGCTCTAATCAGCTCGGCCTCAAAAAAGGCGAAAAAACGATTGCCTACTGGAACGCGCAGAAACTTCCAAGTGGAGGGCATGAGTCGTTCTTCAGAATCCTCGCCGTACCAGGAGCAGGCGGAACCACCTTCCTACAGGGTGTCATGGTTCACTGGAACCCAGCAACCAAAAAGGGCTATGCCGGGCTGATCTATGGGGAATTCAATTGGGAGATTATCCGAATTGATTCCGAAACCGCCTTCACCATTTTGGCGAAAGGTTCGGCGGCCGCAAAATGGAAAGCTAAAGACCTGATTGGGCTAGAGTCCGTTGGCAGCGAACTAAGGCTATGGCGAGAAGGAGCTACTTCCAACGTACTCGTTGCGACTGTCAAAGACGAAACCGCTGGGCTCTTTAATGCTGAAGGGTATGCAGGAGTTTACGGCGAACCGGACGCCGTTGGAACCTACGCGCTGTTCGATGATTTCGGCGCGGGGATTCTCGTCAATATCACAAAACCAGAAGACCAAAGTAACTCTACTGGCGAACCTGTAAACGTAAAAGTAAAATCTGAAGGCGCTACAGAATATGAAGCTACAGGATTGCCGCCAGGTATTAGCATTACAGGCGAAGGGCTAAACGGCTTTAACTTTACAGGTGAAGCTACCTCTGGCGCGGGCTCTCCCTACACAGTAAAAATTACAATCAAAGCTCCCAATCTCGGGACAGCCAAAACTGAATTCAAATGGACGATCGCAGCGCCAACGGCGCCATCGTGGTCTGCTAAACCAGCCGATAGGACCGACACGGCTGGCGGCGGCCCGATTGCCTTTAATGTGGCCGCTACTTCAGGCACGAAACCAATTACATATACGATGGAAAACGCGCCTAGCGGCGTAGTCATCGACGCTGAAGCTGGCGAAGAAGGAGAGATTTCTGGAACACCAGCGCCAACCGCAGTAAAAACAGTAACGATCAAAGCCACGAACGCTGCGGGCACTGCTTCTACCACCTTCAAATGGACCGTAAACTCGGGGCCGCCGCCAGTAATTACTAAACCGGCGAATCAGAACACACGTCAGGGTAAATACGCAGAACTTGTCGTAGTGTCAGAAGAAGCCGTTAGTTTCACAGCTACAGGACTACCGCCGGGCCTTATTCTCAACACTAAAAACGGGGGCATTTCGGGGATTCCTGAAACTACGGTTGGCTCCCCTTTCACGATCAAACTAACGGCGACGAACCTAAGTGGCTCAGACACAAAGGAATTTACCTGGACGGTAAAACCTGCCCTACCGCCGTTGATTACACCTATTGCGGATCAGACGGGCCATGAAGGCGATAGCGTAAGTATCCAAGTAGAAGCAGAAGAAACGTATCGTTACGAAGCAACCGGACTGCCGCCTGGTGTAGAAATTGATGAAGTTTCAGGATTGATTTCGGGAAAACTAGGCTTTGCTGGCGTCACAAATGTAGTAGTCAAAGTAACCGGCTATGGTGGAACCGAAACTGAGCCTTTCAAATGGACAATCCTTGGTTCTACAATCGTGCCAAGTGGACCTCAGATTGGTGCCGTCTATACGCTGACTGGCCCGGACGGCACGCAGGCTGTGTTCAATGATTCCACTGACCCCAGCTTTGTTGGCTATATTAGCGAAGCTTCAGGACTTGATTCTCCTGAAGTCAGGGAAAATGCTGAAAATCTAACCGGGCTCGACGGCGGTATCCATGGTAGCTTCTTCTACGGCCGCCGCCAGATCACACTCTCGGGGATTATCCCCAACGTACATTCCCCCAAAGATCGTAACCAGAAAATGACAAAACTTCTGCATGCATGTAACGCGATGCGCGCGGACGCCACATTAGAATGGACCCCCGAAGGGGGAGAAGCACAATTTCTCAATGTACGCCGAGCCCAGCCGGTTAGAATTACGGGCAATTGGGTGAAGGAATTCCAGGTTCCTTTGGTAGCGGCCGATCCACGCATTTATAGCACTCTGGTTCAGACAGCCGCTACAACCGGCGAAACTCTTTCGGTCGAAAATCGAGGCGACCACAATACATACCCTGTGATCTCGATTGAAGGTGAACCTGCCGCAATGACGTTGGAAAACGAAACCACCAAAGAAAAATTCTCCTTCAACTTCCTAGGCAGCGCTTCTGCTAACAACTATTGGTATGGGCTGCAAAACGTGCAAGCTGTAATCGCCGGCACGGTCCTTGTCGCTGTTAGATTTATTCCGGTGTTCGGCAGCACGGCTCTAGTAGCTAGTGTAATTACTACAGAAAAAGCTACTCTCAAAGCCGAATATGGAATAAATCCAGCCGCAGGAGAGGCTTTTGTAGCTCTATCGACTGCGGAGCTTACCTCGACAGAAGTGGTAATAGTTACAGCAAGCTCAAACGGTAAAGGACGATTCTGGTCCCTGAACATTACAAACGGCGCCACAAGCGAAATGTTCAGCTTTACAGGCTATCCCTTTGGAGCCGTAAAGGGCAGCGGAAGCTCTTACTTCTGGTCCGATCTTGTAACTAAATGTATTGGCCGTCGCCCGACAGCGGGAAGCCCCGAACCAAGCTGGACTAGCGTGGCAAAAACTCCTAGAGGGCTCGCAATACAGGGCGGCAATCTTTATTGGGGCTACTCGGGGGCTACTGGAATTGGCAAAATGACCGAAGCTGCCGGGTCTAAAAACGAAGCGTTCATCGCTACGACTTCTCCTGTTCTCGATGTCACGGCCGACTCCACCTACATTTACTGGACGATGGAAAACAACAAGATCGGCCGAGCGCTGCTTGCCGGCACAAGCGTCAACAACGAATACTCTGAAACTGCTCTGTTCCCTGCGCACATTACCAACAACGGATTACAAGTATATTGGGCCAATCAAAACTCATGGTCGATCGGCCGACTGCTTAAATACGGCAGCGCTTACACTCTAGACTTCGACTTCCGGAATAGGTCTGTAACCTCAGCTAGCGAGAACTTGTACCGCATAGTAAATGCTGCTTCTGAATGGTTCCCCTTGGAGCCAGGTGTCAATAACATCAAAATTACTTACGCTAACAAAGCAGGGGAAGCCGCCAAAACTACCTTTGAATGGCGAAATGCGTGGATATAGATGTTTGACTGGACGTGGCAAGTCACAGACCTTGCGTTTCACCCTGTAGGGGAAGTCAAAAACGCTAGGTCGATGAAACTCAATCTGGCCCTTAATAAGGTAAACACGGCTAGTTTCCAGATCAGGCTAGACGATCCACTAGGTGAACCTGTCATGGCAACCCTAGGATATCTAAAGATTTACTTCAACAAAGTGCTGATATTCTTCGGGCCGATAATCACTGCCACTGAAGTCGGCGAAGGTGACGTAGAGAACGCCAGTGTTCAAGTTAACGCCTCCGGTCCAGAATGGATTTTCGCTCAGCGCCTAGCGGCTCGAACCAAAGCGGCCGCGGTAAAAAGCGAACCAGCTCCCGAACTATCGGACATCTTCGCAGAATACATCGTGGCCTGCGACGCAGAAAACGACACTCACATCTGGTTCCCTTCCGAAGCTATATCGGGAGGTTCCACATTCGGGTACGAAACTCCTCTATACCGCCAGCCATCTGAAATCCTCAATGACATGGTGAACACGACGGATGGTTTCGATTGGCGCGTTACCCCAATCGAGAACTACTTTGCAGGCGGCGTATCTAGCTCCAAGATCGGTAAGTTCGAAGCGGCTAAGGTCTTGAACACGTTCCAGCCGGGAACCATCTTCGAGTGGGGCACTGGCCTGCATAACGTCACAGCCTATTCACGCGCGGTTGATCGTTCTACGTTGCTAAACCGCGCATATCACATCCTTAGCGAAGGCCCGGAAGTTGAACATGGCTTGATTACCTCTGATCCTACGTTAGGCAAAGAAAGCATCGAACGCTGGGGGTTACAAGAGGGAGTGATCTCTGCTTCGCTTCTAAACGAAAGCATGCGCCAAGAGCTTGTGAACGAGCATGTTACAGTGCGCCGCAACCCACGCCAGACAATTACCTTCCAACCTAACGCCGATCCTGTTACTCCTAGCCTTGGTCGTGATTTTAACCTTGGTGATTCAGTAACCGCTAGAATTGGTTACCAGGGCTCCCTACGTTATCAGTCTATGGTGAGGGTATGGGCGGCCGAATTCACGCTGGATGAGAACTTAAAGGAAACGCATACCCTAGTCCTATCGGACACATAATGGCACCACCAATCAGAGTCCCACAGCCAACTAATCCCCAGCAGGCCCTCGCCCAGCGTTTAGCTGAGATCGAAGCGCGCCTACGTGCGATCGAGACTGCACTCCGCGAAGTAACATAGAGATATGGGTAACAAAGCAAAGCTGAAGATGTTAGAAGCTCGTCTTGCGTGGCACCGCGGTAAATACAACTACCGCAAACGCAAGATGGAAGGCTGGCAGCAGTCCGAGAAACGCGGAGAATACTGGCTAGATCAGCACCGTAAAAAGCACAATGCTAAGGGGGCTGAGAGCGCTAACGCTAGTATCATACGTGCGCGAGCGGGGGTATACAAGTGGGGCAAGCTTGTTAGTGAAGAGGCTAAGGAAATCAACAAGCTCAAGCCTGCAATTGCCAAGCTCAAGCCAAAGCCGGTAAAAAAAGCTGAAGGCTTCTCAACTCCTAGAGCCCGTTGGAACCCCAGCGAACGCCCGATCGCCAACTGGATCATCCCTGAATTAGAATGGGCGGCCGCCCATGGCTGGACTGGTTATGTAACGAGTGGTTATCGCTCTTATCAGAAGCAGAAAGAACTTTACGAACTCTACCAGCGCGGAGGAAACATCGCAGCTAGGCCGGGGCAGTCTAACCATGAGGGTTACGAATTCCCTAAGGGAGCCGTTGATGTGACGAATTACAACCAGTTCAACGCCGTGCTGTCGAAAAAGCCAGGCCACAAACTGCGCTGGGGTATCGTCATCGCAGATTACGTGCATTTCAGTGGTACCGGGCGCTAATGTTTGAACCTAACGAACGTTATCGTTACGCTTATAAGATAGGCATGTCCGGAGCCGACGTTTGGTGCATCCAAGTAGCCTTAAACGCCGCGGCCGTATCTCCTCAGCTTGTAACCGATGGCTCTTTCGGCCCGCATACCAAAGTAGCGGTTGAGCAGGTTCAGACGCGCTTAGGGATCACGGTCGATGGCGTATGTGGGCCTGAAACTCAGCACAAGCTTTGCGCCCGCGAAGCCAGCATCATCCAGAAAGGACGTTGCCCTAAAGGCTTGCTGTTAGGCATCTGCGATGGCGAGTCAGGATCGATAATCCCTGCTACGTCCGGGCGCTACGGCAACGGCAGTCGCGACTATGGGCCTTACCAGGACAACAAAACTAACCCTAATGAAGCTGAATTGAAGGTAGCCTATGCCGTTAACCAGCAAACGCGCAAAACGGCTGACAAGATCAGCGGTATCTATGCGAAATATCGCACGATGCCCGGCGGATCGACCGACGAAAAAGCCTGGAGGCTAGCAGTTCTTTACCACAACTGGCCGGCCGCGGCCGAAAAGATCGCTAAAGGTGAAGGTAACACCTGGACATACCAGGCAGACGGTCGTAGTTACAAAATGAGCGATCCAGCGCAATGGGTGAAAAACATCGGCGTCGCAGGGGTTTCCACCGGATGGCAGTGGGCGGAATTTTACATAGACTCAAAGGTGATTTACGTAAGTAGCTGGACTGTGGTATGATTTTACTAACTGCAAATTTCTAAGGAGTACACTCAATAATGGCACCAGAAGAAAACACTCACACACTAGTACCGGACGCTGAAGAGCTTCTTGCGGAAGGTAAAGGAGTTGCTGGTAAGCCCAGCCTCGCAGGGGTTGCAGGGTTAGCTAGTTCGGCTAAGGCTTTCTCGGCTACACCTGACGTGCAGGAGTTAATCAAGGACGCATCGCCGCTCCTAAAAGAGACGAAGACGGGATACAAGACTACCGAGTTTTGGGGGGCAATCGCAGCAGTGATCGCCGATCTCGGGACTGACATCTCTAGCAAAAACAAGCTCATCGTGTCAGGCATTGCGGCGCTTTACGCGCTAGCACGCGGCCTAGCAAAGTCGGGCGTACCAACGTTTGAACGCTAATGCACGATGATATCGACGTAATCCTTGTTATCGAGGATGACGATGATTGCAGCGATTTCGCACGTTTGGCTAGAGGACTAAAGCATCTATCAAGGAAAGTAGACCGAATTATGACCGACCTAACAGACCTACGAAAGGCAGTAGCCGACGTACAGGCTACAGACACAGCAGCAGTTGAAGAGATCACATCGCTAGCGGCTAAGGTAGAAGAACTTACCGCAGGCAATGTAACTCAGCCAGAAATCGACGCTATCGCATCTGACCTTGAGTCAGCAGCGACAGCATTAGCGGCCGCAGGGCCTAAACCACCGGCTCCGCCAGTGGAAGAACCTGCGCCTCCAGCGGAAGAACCAGCACCGCCCGCTGAAGAACCCGCGCCACCAGTTGAAACCCCAACTGAAACTCCAGCAGAACCTCCGGTTGAACCGCCAGTCGAAACTCCCGGTGAAGCGCCAGCTACACCGCCGACTGAAGGTCAGGTACCTAGCGGCACGGTACCAGCCGACGAAGCTGGTGAACCTAGCGAATAAGACTTTGTAAAGCTTCCTTGTCAAGTACGGCAGAAAGGAGGCGATCCATATCTCGGAGAAGGCCCGCTATTAGCGGGCCTTTTTCGTGCGTCAATTATGATGCTTTAACGCCATTTAGCGCCCTAATGCATCATAAATGATGCTAAATGCGGCCCATCTCAGAGCCAGTCCAAGCCTGTCGGCGCCCCATGAGCATTGCTGTAGTGTCGGCCTCGATCGTGGTATGAGTGGGAAGGCCGGTATCAAGCTGTTCCTCATAGATATCTACGAAATCTTCCGTTTCAGTTTCCTTGCGTTCTTCGGCCTGACTTACGGCATCGTCAGCCGCGATAGCTGTAATGTTCGGAGCGCCCTCTTTGACGATCCCCCAATGCTGAAGCATCTTGGCCGACACAGCATCGTCATGCTGGCCTTCTGGTGCTCCATACGTCCAGCGGCCGGCGTCAGTGATTTTGTAGGTATAATTTTCAAACTCATGCAGGGGTTCCTCGTAGTCCAACCGGACTACTCCCTGTTCCATATCCTTTGAGAGCTGCACCACCATGTGTTGCTTAGTTTTGGTAAAGTTGATAGGCACAACATCGTAGCCGTCTGCTTCCATCTCCTCCACGATCGGATCGCCAAGCCCGGTCGAGTCAATTACTAACGTGACATGGGTAGCGCCTTCAGCTAGCAATTGTTTTACAAAGTTCCGCAGCCTTGCGCGCTGCATTTTCCAGGCAATCTCGTTGAAGCGATCGTAGCCACACGGCATCATGTCGTCACAGCTAGCGGCCGAGAACACAGTGAAGTCATTTGACTTAGCAAGATCAACACCAATTATCACGCGGCCTTTAGGTTTTGTTTTTGAGACGACTATATCGTCATGGAATCTAAAAACAGCCCCAGCGCTTGAGATGAAGTCAGCCTCGACCTCCTGCTGATAGGTAAGTAGAGGCATGGAATCGGCCATCTCTCGAACCTCCTCATCTGGAATGAAGGGGTTAGAGCTGGTGGGAAATTTCCATGATCGATAGAGAGGCTTAGCGTCGTCCTGGCCGCGGAGCCACAGGTAGTAGAACCAGTTACGGCCGCGAGGAGTCGAGATCATTAGTGCCGAGCCTTCACGATCCATAAGCGTCGGACGGACAATCGTCTCCCATACACCCTTTGGCATCGTGGCAGCCTCATCGAGCACTACGAAATCGACTCCCTCTCCAAGCATGGCCTCCGGGCGCTCGGCTGAATAGAACTCCATGCGCGAGCCATTCTTGAACTTCAGGATCACGCTTCGGCCAGCATCAAAAGCCGAGTCTAGCTGGGGCGGGTGCGTTAATACGTCGTCGGGAAGCTGGCGAAGTACCTCTCGATAACCACGCTTTACAACCTTGTAGGTCGGGGCGCACCACCACACCATTTGCTTCGGGCGACGGCAGCGTAACAGCGCCTTCTTGGCGCCTATTACTGTCTTACCGAATCGTCGGCCGCAGCAAACGATCTGGAAACGTGCATGGTTTTCCATGATCTCCCGCTGGCCGCCGTCATGCGGAATGACAACCTTTTCTTGCAGCTCTAAGAGAAGTTTGGCGGCCGCGTCTGGATCAGATTCAACTAATTGCTGAAGCTTACTGTCCATTATTTCTTAGAGTTTTTCGCTAGGAGTTCTTGCAGCTCTTTAGCAAAGCCGGCGTCAGATTCGATGGCGTCCATTGCCTCATTGATTGTGGAAACGTCCTTGGCACTGCCTTGAGTCTGAAGGCGTAGTGCTCCACCTAGATACTCCTTGCGAATCTTCAATAACGTATCAGTGTCAAGTTCATCGGCGTTTAGCAAGCGTTGCTCCATAACCGAGTCCACCTTACGCGCCACTCGAATAACACGATCCTCTACAAACTTGAGTACAACTGCCTTAACGATCGGGTTGCGCTTTTCTTCGCCGATCTTCGCTGTTGAGCATCCAAACAAGGACGCCATTTCCTTGTTGGTCATGCCGTTGGCAATCGCCATTGCCAGCAGCTCAATTTCCTCGTCGTTCGCAAAAATGCGTTTGACGGCTCCGTTTATCGGATGGCGATGCGGAACAATGTCGTTACTCATCTCAATATCATCCCATTTAGTCCGTCAAAATAGGGGGTAATCGACCCGTCAGGCCAAGATAGCCGGCAGGCCGCTAAGTGTGAATCCGCCGCTAGACAAAGCCGATCAGCCAGGTCAAGACTGATTGTGGGCGTGGACTCACTGAGAACTCGATACACCGTTCGAGTGCTGGTGTTAGCCTTCTCGGCTATCAGAGAGACGCTTGAGCCGGCGTCCTCATCGTCCGGGCGGACGATCTCCTTCAACACTGTGGCGACATCGATGGTGCAAATGCGTGGCTCAACTTCCTTGGAATTCTTTTCCTGTTTAGCCGGCTCGTATCCTTCGAGCAGGTATTTCTCTTCCATGCTGGCCTCCTAAATTAGCGTGATATTTCAGCATGGTCACGCTCTCCTTAGGAGGCTTTGTTGTTGACAATTTTCCATTTGGTAGGCGGCCGGCGCCAGATGTTTTCTTCTGTCGTTACAGGTTCGCCGTATGGAATAGGTGGCGCGATATAAGGCGCCGCTGTTTCTGGATTAAAGTAAGGCGGAGCTTCCTCTTTGTAAAGCTCAAACGCCTCGAAGATGCCGGCAATATGAGGATCGTGCTTATCCACCAGCTCACAGCCGATTGCTGTAAGCGATAGACTTTCGATCTCCGTTCGACCCTCGTCAATGATCTTGGCGGCCGCAATGTCCCGATCGGTAACATAATCATACGCATTGCGCATATGGCTCTCATTTTTACCGAGCAGGACAATCTTCTTGTAATGACCTGAGCGGTACCAGAGACGCAGCAGATTAGAGTCTGGAGGGGTCAGCCTGAAGCCCTCCACAGCCGCGTGAGCGGCCTGTGCGGCGATCTTTCCAGGAGACATACCCAAACCCCTGTTTACTATTAAATACATGCAAGGGTCCATTAGGCGGCCGCTATTCTATCGACTGCACAATCTATCGCTTTGCGCAATTCGGTCAGCTCTTTCAAAGATACCGTTCTAGTAGCTGTCATTCCGCTCTCTTCATCTTCAAAGATGATGCGCGCCTTATCCATGCCCGGTAAACACCACACCAGCACTGAATATCTATCCTCCGTGGGATGATGGACTGTCGATTCTCCTAAGGTAGGCACAGTGTTGCTCCTTTTATCTCGACTTGACGGTAGAAAAACCCATGCATGATGCTGTCATTGCAGTGACGGTTTTCATGCTGAGGAGTAACGAACAGCTCCTTAGCTCCGCCCGCTAAAGCGCGGTCCTTGATCTTTGCTGGCTGCGAGTAGAACTCGATGGCGTTGAGAGCAGCGATCAGCTTTAGCGCCCCGATTAGCTGGACTGTTCGGAATTCATCGAACGCTAGCTCTTTAGCCTTCCAGGGATAGAGCGCGAAAATCTCACATACAATAAGGCTAATGGGGCCTACGTTCTGGTCGGCTCCAATGCCTGATCTGAGTAAGTCCGTCTCACCTTCAGCCAACGGACCTACATTATCCTCGATCGCGTCATGCACATCATGGGCGAACGGCCAGAGCTTAGTCTGGCCGCCGCCCAATAGCACATCTTCATTCCAAAGTGACCATCCGGTTTCCTCACCCGGGTCTACGCATAGCATTCGCATATATGAAGTTTACCACAAATTCAATATGCTATCTGCCATTCCACTGTTCCAGTCCAAGAACAGCTAGCATGTGCTATATAGTGAGCGGCCGGGGCATACAAATCGATTGCGCGCGTGTGACCGTTAACCGATCCTCCGCCTCCGCCGATGTCGTTCTTCTCTAGCTTATGCTTACGGTGACTGCGGGGGTCACGGACGATGATTTTTGCCTTGTTAGGCAAACCGCCCATATTCGTTCCCATGCCTAACTCGGCGAATGAGTAAGGATGGTTAGGGAGATACGCTTCGCGATAGCCGGTGACCAATGCTGGCTCACAATCGCCCCCATAAATCGAGGCGCCCACAGTGTGCCAAGGTCGATGGTGCTTGGCCCACGCCCGGCTAACGTTTACGTCACAGCGATGTGAATGGCAACCTTTGACATGCGCCGATGCTGGGGATGAAGCTGCAAACATTGCTATTAGCATTACTGTTAGGAAGCGTCCGATACACCTTCACCATCCTTTAGTTTGAGGGTTGGCCTAATTGATGCTGGCACATAGCGCATGCGCAATGTGTGAGACTCTGATTGCACACGGCCGTTGTAAATGAGCGACAAGGCTTGTCCTGTTGTGTGAGCGTGGCCGTGATCTTCTAACCACTGCACAAGATCAATGGAAGCTGGTAAACGTCCCTTACGCAAGACTCGTTCGAGCTTGCGTATCTTTTTGTTGTCCCTTCGATTTTTGGCGCTCACCATGCAACCTTTCAATAAATTTTTTCCAATTGGCTACGCCCTCCTCAAGCCTTTTAGTATGGCGTTCGAGTCGGACGGCCTTTTCCTCAGGAGTACGTCGTGCTATCCGTGCCTGCCGGCGAGCGTGCTTGGTTCGTTTGATAGGGCGGCCGTACAGCCGTTGACGCTGCTCGGACTTATTGAAACGGGGCGGAACTTTAGACAAGCGGCGTCTCTTCCCGCTTCTCGCTTTGCGGACGCATGTCCTCAGCTCTGAATATATCCTCCGGAGAAGGACCGGGCTTCACCCGCGTAACTGTGAGGTTGAGATCGGGCTCATCGGGAGTGCTTACAACCTCGTAATCGCGCTCTAACTCGCGCTCGGGACGATCAAGTACCTCGCCAAACGTAGTCGGTTTGATCGAGATATTGTCACCACCCTGGTCGCCCCACTCCGCGCTACGCACGTTAGTCTGTACAGGGCTAGGGCCAATTACTTCAACCTCGTTGTACGCGCGCATATCCACGGCGCCAGTCTTCGGCTCCTTGAATAGGTTCTTACGCTTTAGGATTGTTCCTCTTTGGTAGCTCACTTAGTGCTCGCTTTCTTCTTGATTAGGTTTGAGCGTCGGAAGGCCAAAACAGTGCGATGGTTCACCAATTCCGCCGCGATGCTCGGATGATAGTTCTCATCGATTCCATTTATAGCCTGTGTTAGCTGTTCTATGCGAATCGAAATTCTATCGATTCGTTTTTGACGCCATTTATTCAAGCGTTTATCGTACCACATTATGCAGGCCCCATCTCGTTTACAAAGGCAACTGCTAACACATCCACAGCTTTCTCAAGCTCATGTGAAATGCGATTCTGGTAAAGCGTTCGGGCTTCTCGGGACATGAATTCGCCACACGATAAAGCGGCTACTTGAATGTTGTGAAAGTGTAGGTGCATAAGCTCATGGCAGATAACCTCGTTGAGCTTAGTTATCGACCAGTTGGGCCATTCCGCATTGATCGCAAATTTGGCCGTCTCATAGTCTTTCGGCGTGTGTATTTCGGCATCGTTGTCTTCTTCAACCGTGTGTGACCAGTCTAATTCGATTGACCAGTGCGGCAGATTCAGTCGATCGATCCATACGTCGGTGATTCTCTCGACTTGTTTTTGGGTTAGCTTTTTAGCGGCCGTCATGCGGTCACCCACTCAGGTACAAACAGGCTGCCATCTTTCATGGGCTTGGCATCCGACCAACGATCGTAGATTCCTCCGTCAGCTTCAAGTGGCACGATTGGTTTATCTCCTTGCCACAGGCGCCCACCGGGCTCCGCCTGTTGGGTTAGACGTTTTATGATTAGCTGTTCGACTTCCTTGGCATCCTCGGCCGGCACATGAGCTACAACCTCGTCATGAATGAGTGCCACTACCGGGACGCCATCCTTGTGCAAGCTCACGACCGCATCCTTGAGAATTTGGGCGGCCGTGCCCTGAATTAGGTAGTTCACGAATTTGTAGGCTTCCTTATCGGCGTTCCAACAACGATAACGTCGGCCCCACATGTCTTCGATGTAGCCCTGATCCTGAAGGCGATACTCGATACGGTTCTGAAGATTCTCAACCTCAGGGTAAGCTTCGAAATAACGGCGCCGCAGTAGCCTGGCCTCTGCCTGATCTACTTTGAGCTGCCGTCTAACAGTTCTCAGCCCACCGCCATAGATAATTGAGAAGTTGTACTTCTTGCCTCGTTGCCGGGCAGATTCAATTCCCATGCCCGTGCGCTTCAAATCTTTGATCCCAATTAGCTCCGCGGTCATGATGTGCTGATCGGCGCCTTCTCTAACCGCATCCAGCATCCGGCCTTCACCAGCGTAACCAGCGAAAACGCGCATCTCAATGTTCGAAAGATCGCAAGCTACGAGCTTGTAACCTGGCTCGGCGCGAATGTTGTAGCGCAGCCGTAGGTCATCGCGCGGCTGGTTCTGCATGTTGGGGCCGCTGCATGACATGCGTCCGGTTTTAGCTCCGCTCTGACGGTAACTAGCGTGAATGCGGTCGTCGGGAGCAATGAACGGCTCGTTCCATGATCGCATTGCTTTGTCATACGAGCGGCCGATCATCGGCCGAACATACGTCGAAAGCGTCTTGTATTCTGCTCTGAAATCCAGGACCGCACGCGCAAGCTCATCGTCGCAGGCTTCGAGGTTATCTTTGTCGGCTGATTTTACCTTGCCATCGTTGGTTTCCATGAAGCGCATATCTGCTCCGCGCTGTTCGAGCGCAGCAATGACCTGTGCTGAAGACTTCGGATTGAACTCCGTAAGCTCCGTATTATCGGTAGCTAGGCTGTGACAGCGATCCTCAAGCTCATCAAGGTTGTTGATAACTTCATTCTCCAGCTTCCGATAAGCCTGTTCATCGGCTGGCAGCCCACGCTTCTCCATTGCATAAAGCGCGTCCATAACATCGCGTTCAAACTCGTACAATCCAGCAAGCTTTGGCTGTTGGGCCAGCACTTTGTCGTATTCATCGCAGATTGCGCGCGTCAGGTACACATCTTCTAATCCGTACGGGATCATTAGCTCGCGTGGTACGTCCGAGTAGTTAGGCTCAACTAATTCTTCACCTTTCTCGGTGGCCTCTTTCTTGCGCGTGGCGCGCTCGGCGATCAGCCAAGCCTTGACGGCCTTCTGGTGGTCCTTAGCGCTCTCTCCTTGTAATTCCTCCGCTACGTTCTTTAGTGCGACCGACCGGCGCTCATTTATGATGTGCGCAACCAGCATCCCATCGTGCCACGAACCATCGCCTGGTAACTTAAATTTATTGGCCGCATCTGCAAATGCTCGGTCGAACTTGGTGTTCCAAGCACGTATGCCCTCAATCGCGCCCCGACCAAACCATTCTTGAATACGACCGTCGTCTTTCCCCGGGAACAAAGCCTCGCCCTCGCCCGTACCATCCCAAAATTGCATCATGAAGGCGCGCTGCTTTTGTGACCATGGCTGAAATCCTGTGGACTCTACATCAAACTCTATCACTTGCTTACCTCAAACTCATTGATGATGGCAGGCCCCTTCATGAACCACTCGCCAACCATCCAAGCCATGTGGTAGGGCATAAACTTGCAGTGCAGTTCTCGCTCCTTTGCCTTGCCGCCGGGCATCGTTGCAATTACTTCTAGCTTGCGGGGGTTACCGGCCTGGTACTGACCTAAACGGCGGGGGATATTGGTAGAGTGGCCGATCTTGACAGCCGAGTTATCACCCTCCATGCCAACCAAATAGCACAGGTCCGGCTTGCCTTCCTCGCGTTCGCGTCGTTCCTGTAACTCTACTTTTGCTAATGGGGATAGCGGCGTAGAGTTGCCGTTACCGCGATGCCCTGCCCTATGAAAACTAGCGCCAGCATAGTCAGAGACATCGCCGCCAAGCGCTTCTCGAACCTCTTGATGCGAAGGATTTCGCTTGTTAGGCCCGTATCTTATTCGGAGTCCTTCCCTCGTCTTTGTGCAGCGGACGCAGAACGACTGGTAATAAGCATTGATCGTCTTTTTAGCCCTGCTCTTCTGTAAGTAGAAATCATTGGTTGGTTTCCAGTCCCTACAAATAGAGCATTGAAGTTCAGCTCCGGGAATAGCATCAACCTTCTCCTTTACCCTAGTCTCGACTCTCATATTGAGAACTCAACCTTGCGCCGCAAGTCATCTAGTGAGCCATCATTCACGATCGTCTTGGTGACTAACGATCTATCTAACTGAACCTCCGAAGCGTGGCCATCGGACTCAAGCCCCGGCCGCGTGATCTCCCACACCTTGCCGCCGAGATTCAGAACTCGCTCGGCCTCATTGGGGTAGCGAACGTCCGTAACTACGAGCAGCTTCGCTCCGGGGTAGCGGCGCTTAAGCATGCCGTCAGCCGGCAATACCTGATCGATCCAGAACGTATCTCCAAAGACTTCACGGGCTCCCTGTCCGAACCATTGCAGATACTCACGGCCGGTGATCCAGTATTCAATTTCAGGCCATTCGGGTGCCTGGATTCTGAAATCCCAACCCTCCTTGCATTTATTCATTAGCGGGATGAGCCGCTGATCGTCTTCGGGCGCAAAGCCAAGGGCCTTAGCAGCCATTTCCTTGAGCTTATCGGCAAAGGCCACGCGCTGTACGGGCTCGGGCGTCAGCTCTTTTATGAACTCGGCTGCCGTGTCCTTACCGGATGTCTTGTAACCGTTGATGCCTATCAGTCGCATCGCTAAACCTTATCAAAAATCGCTAAGTTCAGCATTTGAAACCGATATATCGTCTGCGGTTAGCAGGCATAATATCGGGCTCCCGTCAAAATCTTCGTCGTATTCGAAGACCTGCTTTTCGAGGAAGCTCAGCACGTACGCCTCAGCACGCGCTCCGCGGCTCTCTCGCCAGTCCTCTAAAAAGATGCCACCGATGCAGGCCGGATCAGCGCATATCGTTATATCGCGTGCTAGGAAGCTCATATACGGCCGCTCAACCGAATCGGGGGAACCAGTTTCCGATTCCATAGCTTCGCGCTCAACATGCTCATCGTCTAGCTCGGCCGGACTTACTATTGTATAGCCGCTAGCCCGTAACTTGTCCGCTACTTCCCGGAACCGCGGGAAATTGAAGCAAGGGATGCCAGTCATAGGGCCGCCCTCGTAAAAGTAGGGTTTCATAGTGCTAAACCTCCATGGTCTGTGTTGTCGCCTGACGGGATTCTGTAACGGATGCCAGTGCTGCCAGCACCATCGCTTACTGATTTCATCTTCTTCAAACGATCTTCTGTGCAAAGCCGCGTCATAATCGGCCGCAGCTTAGCCTCCTTCTCTTGCAATTCTTCCGCGAGCTGCTTGAGAGTCATTGGGTCTTCCTGATTATCAGCCAGCACGCGCATGACGTTTTGCTCGATCTCATCCATTGAGACATGGCGATACCAGAGTGCGTCCGGGTCGTACTCAAGCCTGGCGGGTGGCGGCGGCTGTAAATAACGCGCCTTGCTCCACGTCATTTCTTTGTAATCTCCCCCGACCACCTTTTGAAAGTTCTCCATGAGAGCCGCCACGCCCTCTAGCACGGTTGATCCACGGCCGGCGCTCATTAACTCTCCATCTTCGCCCGCTCCGCTCTTGCGCTCATGATGGCTTAGGATTACGCCGCAGCCGTAATCGGTCGCTAAGGCCACAAGATTGTCGGTCACAACGGCCATGTCGGTAGCGGAGTTCTCCTCGCCTTTCCACAGCGATCGAAACGGCTCCACAAATACAATGTCTGGCTCATGCTGCTCGACGCCCGTCCTGACTTGATTTAGCATCGCAGGGTCATCGATCTTCAGCCCGCTGTATCCGCCGTCGCCCCAAACTAGAACGTTCGCTCTAATTTCTTCGCGCTGCTCATCGGTGAACATGCGGCCGCTGTTGTTTAGCATGATGCCGATCTTCTGGTGAAACATGCCGGCGCTACCCTCGTTCTCCATTATCAAGATTCGCAGGGGCCTCTCAGGCTTCATATAAGCTTCCCCGTCTCCATTGGAAAACGTGTCAAACAGAGGCAGTCCAGCTCCCCAACGCAGAATACGGTTGAGGTTCATGGTCGTCTTCCCATAGCCGGCGCGGCCGAGGGTTACCGTTAGCTCGCCTCGAACCACGATCGTCGGCCAGACCAACGACGGTGGAATCTCGATCGGCGCATCAAGGTATTCACCCAGCGTTTGAACGGGAGGCTCGAAAATTTCAGGCTCAACCTCGTTTAGCGCAAGCATTCGGGCTCGCTTAATTAGTTGCTCGCGCTTAGCGGGCTCCTCTGTCTCGGCTAACAGTCGAGCAAAATCGTCTACTACGCTCATAGCGGAATATTAATCAGATTTTCAGAACCACATTCAGCGCAAATTTTGCGATGACCACTACCATGGCGTGTATGTCTTATCTGTAGATTCTCGATTTGATTATCCTCCGTATTTCCGTTGATGTGGTGAACTTCCTCAGTAGAGACTAGAGGGCGCCCTAAATGCCGCGCCATTATCAATCTGTGCTCAGCCACACGATTCGTTTGTCTATTAATAGTTTTTGCGGACATGATGTGCATAGGATCGTCTGGTGCAACCCAAACATACCAATACTTTCCCTGTTTTGTTCTTCCCCCTGTCCAGCAATGATGTTGAGATGCCTGTTTTGGGCCGCGGGGTTTTAATTGACGTATTTGAAGGTTTTGGTACAACGACCGATGAGTAAAACCGTACTCGTCTTCGAGATCGCAAACAGATTCCCCCTGAAAATAGCGTGGCAGTATCTCATCCCAGGGATAGCGAGCGTTCATTTAGGATTACCAATAGGACAAGAAGCACTAATGAATGGAGCCATAAGAGGATCGTCACAGCCTGTGCTCACAAATTTACCACGTTCAGCATTACTAAGAATACGCTTTAATTCTGAGTCAGTTACATGTGACACTCCCTGCTGGTCAGCAGAATCACGTACTAATTTCATCATATAAAGAGCTTCTTCTCGGTCGCAAGCTTCCCAATTAGCAAGCATCTTTGCTAAGCAGAAATACACCACATTGCGATGTCCCTCACTAACGGGCACTTCATCACGGCGCGCAATAATTTCCTGGCCGCAGATATGTAAATCTGAAGCAGTTCCAAACTCAGCAGCCTCATGTTCGCGCTCCTCGGGCGGAGCGATCATTAACCAATCGGCGCGCTTACGCCACTCGATCGGACTATTAAGTTCCTTCATCGCTGCTCGTACGAACATCTCTAGGGTTACTTCGCCTAGCGGCGTTGGAAGGCCGCTCGGACGCGGCAAGGTACCGCCGTCAAGAGTCGGGATTAGTATCGGACGGGCCTCGCCATGATATGGCAGGTTGATGTAGTTACCAAACATGCCGGCCAGTAAACGATTTTGCTTAGGAAAGCACTCAACCGTTGGTTTACCTATGCCGGCGATGGCCTCCCGCATGATTCCTCGCGGAATCCACGCATCAATAGGCTCTTCGAAGAAGGCCCAAATGTGCGCATTTCCAGACCTTGAGCGCTCAATGAACGTATGTCCGAATTTCAAGAACTTTTGCAGCTCGCGAGCAGCATCAAAGTCAGGCTCATCTAAGTCGATCGCAGCAAACCACACCTTGCCGTTGTCGAGCAGCGGGGCTATGCCTAGACCGGGACCTATGCCTTGAAGGTGATTTTCATAGACATAGCGCCGCGGAGGCTTCTTTATCCACCGGCCTTCGCCAGTTCCATAAGCATCCTGGCGACCGCGGAATAACCTCATATAAGTATCAACCATATTGTCGGTTATCACTTAACATCCAATTCGATCGCTATCAAGCGCCTGAATAACGCTCTGGTGAGCTTCTTGTCCAGCATCCAACGCCGAGGGCGTTGTCCCTCATCGAAGTTTGCTCGGTTTTTGATCGACCACATGATCCGCAGCTCGGCAGCATTGGCGAGAATGTAATCGATCGCCCAAAGTACCTCTGCTTCTCGTAGTCCGATAATGAAACGCTGACTGCCGTCTGGCGGGAACCAGAGCAGATGTTGGTCAAGCATTTCAACTGGAAATTCTATGGATTTATCGCTCATATTTCCTCCTGGGCGTATTTAAGGCGCCTGCTAGGTACCAGCCCAACTGCTAGTCCTCGAACCAGTAGCGTCCGTGGGCGCCTTGGTTTGATTTGTGTACCGCACTCGTTGCACGGTGCAACTGACGGCCGTACTGATCCGTCTTGCTGTCGTCAGTTTCGACGTACACAACGTTTAGCGACGGCGTATCGCCTCCGCCCCATACTTCCGTGACAAGCGCGTTATGGCCCTTGCCGTACTCATCAACGTAGACAACGTGGTTTCCAATCTCCATATTCTCACCCCCTTTCGGGATGCGTGACACCGTTCGGTTTCAGAATCAACATGAAACCGAACGGTGCCTTTTAACACTAGACTGCTAGTCCGCCTTTAGCGTCAGGCTCAGCAGCCTTGTCGTCCAGCGCATCCTCTGCGCCGGCCGAAACTGTGCGCCCCTGCATAACCGCAAACGCGAGCTGTGAGCCCATAGCCTTCTCTTCAGGCGAAGTCTCGCGGATGAACTTCAGGTTGCTAGGGTCGATTGTGTACGCTTGGTTCTTGCCGTAGGTTTCCTTCTTGGTCACCAAGCGAAGCACGCGATCCCACGGTGGCTTGTTGCGCAACATAGCACGCTGTAACGTGCGAATCTTGCGATGCGCCGGCACGTCGATCCGCTTCAGCGATAAGCGCACAGGCTGATAATCATCGTCTGCGACAACGAAACCTGTGTAGTTGTGAGTAGTGGAAACCTGGGGTCCCTTGCCCCACTCACGCTCCTTGCGGTTCACGGCGGCCTTGTACTGCTCCTCCGCCTCGGGGTACTCCGAGAACGGCTCGCCTACCCACTCCGGCCCAACCAATTCTTCCCATCGCTCGGGAATTGTTGAGTCGAACGCGACAAAGGTTTTGTCTTTGTCCTGGTTTGTGGCAAAACGCCCGCGGTTATAGTACACGGCAATGAACTCAACCGCGGTTCCAACGCCCTCATTGGATAGCGTGTTGATAAATTCACCGGCTTCAGCGTCACCCTCCTGTACCTCGCGGGTAAGAGGCTGGCCGATCTTCAGGATTGGGGTATTCAGATATTCATCATCGTCATACTCCTGCGCCTGGGCTGCTAATACTTCGGCGGCAATAGCGTCCTGGGCCTCTAACTCTGCGCTGTTTAGCTCTGCAATGTCTGTGGTGCTCACGTTCTTTTCTCCTCGTAGATTGTGTGCTGCTTACAGTGAATTATAGCAGCTAGTTCTTCTTCGAAATTGTTAATCCACGGTTCGAGTAGAAGTCAATACCGGGCGGCATAGGGTCACCTTTGTCCAACAACTCTCTCACCAACTCATTCAGCCGGCGCTTCACAATGCTCGGCTTTGTCATGTCATCTATTCGGCCCCGCTCTTCGAAATACTCAAGGGCGGCGTCCGCATCAATGATGCGGCCGAACTTGGTTTCGCGTGGCGTGAACGTTACGACTCCATGTGGGAATCCAAGATCAAAGCGGCGCGTTCCCTTCATCGGACTGTCTTCCAGCTCGTCAAACAATTCGGCCTCGTAAGCCCGGTACTCGCGCTCGGCAGTTTCGGCCGCTATTTTGGTCGAGTCACGCTTCTCACGTAACTCGACCAGGCGCCGGAACCTACTCGCAATGATCTCTTCCTCACTCATGAATCATTCTTTTTGGTGTAATTGGCCTTAGCAGCATCCCCTCGGATAATGCCTAAGGCGAAGGCGACCCACCACGCGGTTATGAATCCGATCTTGCCAACGTGCCCGCCACAAATCTTCACCACTTCAGTCACGCCGAAGTTCCACGCCCACATCGTTATCAGGGCGCTAAGCGCCGCTACCGCAACGATTAGGACGATAATGCCGAGCACCATCCAGACTGTCTTAGCTCCGTCACTCATAGGATCAGCTCTCCTTTGTCATTTACGAAGTCCGCTTTAGCATAAGCTTCTTTTTCAGATGCATCGATGTATGGCCAGAATTCCTTCAGACGCTTGAGCTGGGCTGGGGCATTTTTCTTCAAGCGCATTACGTGGTCGCAACGTACAGGATCATAGCTTTGATCGATGGCCTCGTTCCACGCATCGAAATCGGCTGCTACCTTACCAATAGCGCCCGGAAGGACTACGCCGTATTCAATCTCCTCGCCGAACGTAACCTCATCGACCTTTTTCAGGCCGAGCTTATTAGCGATTCTGTCACGCGTAGCCTCGTCCGTCCACATCGCCCAGCGATCTTGACTGTCAGGATTGACAAAGCAATTGAAGTTGAGATTCTTCGCAATCAAACACTGCTGTGGGTCCGCGGGAATGGCCGGCATTAATGCGTCGAGCGGGTTACCGCCGCCGGCCTTACGGACCTGATTCGCAAACTTCTTTAGTTCCGCTAGGGAAGCACGTTTCGTAGCCACTTTCATATCTCCTTGTATTCAATGTTTTGGTTGCCGCAATTGGCACAGACTGCTCGTTGATTTACGCCATGACGGCCTTTTCGTAGCTGCAAATTAGCTATTCGATTATCAGCCTTGTTACCGTTTAGGTGGTGGACCGTCTCATTTTCTAGTAATGGTCTACCGAGATGATGAGCCATTACCAATCTGTGCTCTAAGCAGTGATTCATCTTACCTAGCATAGCACGTCCGATAAGGTCGTTTAATGACACCCAAACGTAGTTATAGCCTTCTGTATGACCGCCTTTACCTCCTGCCCAACGTGAAGCTTCAGGACCGAGGTTTAGTCCTTTTCGACTTCTCGTAGGTATGCCTCGTTCAGCTCTGAATCGCTGAAAACTATGAGGTTTTAGCTCTAACTCATTCAAAAACACTTTACACTGGCGGCCGCGTTCATACAGCTCAACGGCCTTCCAATAGTCATCTTCCCTAGGCCAACGTCTCATGAACCTCATCCTGCTTTATTACAGAGCGGGTTATCGATTCCTTGAGCTTATTTGTGGGGAGTATGCTGCCGTCATCCACCGTTCGGGATGCCTGATAGATATAAATCGTGGCTGAGCCTTTCATACCCATACGATGGATTCTGTCCTCGGCCTGGGCATTATTGGCTGGAACCCAATTCCTCTCAACGAAATGTGCAGTATCAGATGCAGTTAGCGTTAGCCCTTCTTTCATAGCACCGATCGTACCGACAATTACGTCGATCTCTCCACGCTGGAACGCCTCCTCTAGTTCGGATCGATCGCGCTGATCTGTCTCCCCGGTGTAAACCGCAACGTCAAGTGACTTACCGCGGAGACGGCCTGCAAGAATGTTGCAGGTATCCACAAACTCGCTAAAGACGACGTGCTGTTTGTGGGGGTTATCTTCGATGGAGTCCGTAACGGCGTCGAGCTTTGCGCTTTCATCGGCGCCGCCCAGGAGGGCTGGCGTGGAGAGTATCTGACGCAGGCGTACTGTTCTCGCCGCTCCATTCGGGATGGAATAGAGGCGCCGTCCGAGAACGGCGGCCTCAGCAAGCGCCTCAGCCGTTTTATCGCCTTCCTGTATCGCTGTTTCCACTTCAAGCCACAACTCCTTCTCCGCTTGTTCGTAAAGTTTGCGCTGCTTGGCACCTAGCTTTACCGGAATAGTGATCCTCATCTTCGGCGGAAGGTCAAGTACCTGAGCCTTGGTGCGCCGGTACAGCTTGCCTTTCAGCTCAAAGCGCAAAGCGTCGGGGTTCTTCACTCCTTCAATTACACGGCCGAAGTATCCTTCTGTGTAGTCCGTGTACTGCTCAAAGAAGCGCCAATAGGACGTGTACTCCTTTGGGTACAGCCAATGTAATAAAGCCCATAGCTCGGCTGGATTATTCATGATTGGCGTGCCGGTGGCCGCTAACTCAAGCTCACCTTTCGCTTTGAACAGCCCGCGGGTCTGTGCCGCCTTACGGTTCTTAGCACGATGAGCCTCATCGGCGATGACTGACTGCCACTTGGTTTCAGCGAACAGCGGCTCCTTCATGATCTCTTTGGTCTTCTCGCCGCCGGCTTTGGTCTTCACCTTAATCTTCTTGGTGCGAAGCTGCTCATAATTGACGATCACCCAGGCTTCCTCCTGGATGCCATTTACGAGCTGAAACTTACGAGCTTTCGGCGTGGTGCCATCAACGATTACTGCCTCATCGTCGCCTAACCAAAGCTCGATCTCGCGCGCCCACACCCCCTTGACAGAGTTCGGACAGACCACTAAGTGGGGGCCACCCATGCTAAAGCCAGTGTTACTCCAGAGAGCCGTACCCTTACGGATCGCGATCTCGGCGGCCGTTGAAATGGCCGTGCCCGTCTTACCAAGGCCCATGTCGTCCGCGACGATCGCTCCACGATCGCCGGCCACCAGAGCGTCCACTAGCACGCGTTGGTGGGCCTTCAGGCCAGTGAATGGTTCGCCCCTAACGGCCTCGGGCTGCCAGGGAGCGCGCTCGTAGGCCCACGGGATTAGCAGACCAGAAGCGTCCTCGGGCAATGAGTTCACTAACTCCTGTTCGGCTTGTTGTTTGGAATCACGAATCCACTGAACGATCTCGGACGCAACCTCAGGCTGCGTAGCGTAGACTAGGCGCTCGGCTATAGCCGGGTCGATAGGGAGCTGCCAGACTTTGCGCTTTCCTTCATAGCGTCTACCGGGTAAGTCCTTGACCTTCGCGAGCACATCCGAGAACTCGGAGCCGCGGCAGGTCGATAAGTCCAGCTCTAGGGCCTCGTCTGTTCTGGTTAACGTCGGAGGCATTAGCCGCCTCTAATTAACCCGACGATTGACAGCCCGAAGCCACAAAGCCAGCAAAGGCTATAAGGTATAATCGCCGGCCAGATCGGGAGATTAATCACCGCAAAGAAAACTGCGAGCAGGATCATAAAGCATTGGATTCCAAAGCCGATCTCGACTTGTGTATCAGGATTCATTACTCACTACCTCCGTAACTAAGAAGGGGCTCCAACACTGGCTCTTCATAGTGTGGGCCTTTGATTATCTTTCCATCCGGCTGGCGCTCGATGCCGCCCTTGAGCTTGCTCATGTTGCTGGCATGGACCGCCTCGATAACACGGTCGAGTGGGATACCGTAGGCTCTGGCCGTACCGTAAAGCACGTAAACCAGGTCGGCTAGCTCCTTTGCAAGATTGATGTATGCCTCGCCGGTTACGGGCTCACTACCCATCGCCTCCATTACCTCTAGGTACTCCTCAGTAATCAGCGTGCGCCGTAGCGAATGAACCTCAAAGCCACCAGATAGGACGCTGGGCTCTCCGATGGTGTCATGCCACTCATCTAGCATCGCACCCACGTCAGTCATAATGCACCGCTAAGCACGCGATCCGAGACGGGTTTACAAACAGCACGTTTTCTCGGCCTTCCTCCACCAGTGTGCCTGACTTGCCATAGGTTTCATCGTTGATGAAGACCACGGAATCTACTTTAGGGAAACGCTTTTCCGTTAAGTCCGGGCCTAATAATTCTACTTCCATATCTTCTCCTAAGTTATAGTGACTTATAGTTTATCAAAATTAGACAAAGCCCATCCACGCTTCGACATCCTCGTCCCACTCCCAACCGAGTGCGTCGAGAACAAAAAGATCAACATCGGTCATGGCTCCAGGGTCTTGAGTTGAGCCATAGAGCACGTCGTGCTCAGCAGCAACAAGAAAGCCCTGTTCGCCTAACTTGTCGTACTTAGCGAATATCTTTAGGCCCTCAATCGCGTGAGATATCTTCATAATCAGGCTCCGGTGCATTGGGATCGTATTCGGCCGATTGAGCTAACTGCCTCAGCTTCACGCGCATGCCATGCGCGGCGTGTTCGAGCGCAATCAGTTTCTTACCTTGCGGGCTCTCGGTGAAGCCAATACCATCCGGCTCTTGTTCAGCGATAAGTTGGCGCTCCATCTCGGCTACGCGAGCCATCTTGAAGGCGTCCACGATCGCTGTTTTCAGAAGGACGGCCGTGGCTTCAGCTTGGCGGCACGCGGCGCCGGCAACCTCAAAGCATGTTCCATCTAGCTCGCGCGGGTCTGTGTAGATGAACTTCACTCGCGCTCCTTCTTTTCGTTATTGCGGTTCCAACGGTGGTATGTCCACTCGGCTGGCGTGTAGATCGTTTCCGAGCCGTTACCAGGTAACCGTAAGTGCAAACAATTGCGGCCGTTGGTCTTGCCGAACTTCACAATGCATTTGCTCTGCTTGGCAACCTGGCGGGCGAGCAGACGCGCCTCCTTGTCAGACATCTCTAAGCATCTCAAAGAGATAGCGAACCTCTTCAATGATCTCTGCTTCGGTAGCGCCTAACTCCGTCCAACGGACTACCGCGCCCTCAAAGGCTATTCTGGCTCTTTCCTTATCGTCCACGCCATTCCTTTCGTAATGCTGCACGTTCGTTCACACGGCCGCGGCGCTTTTCCTGCGGGCGGTCTTTCTTAGTCGCGCCCTTTCGCCGATGCTCGGCTTCTGAGATGTGTTTGCGCCTGTAACGTCGCTTAGTTAGCAAAGTATCCTCCAGTTTCACCATAGATTGTGTTGCCCGAGCGACCGGCTTTGGCGAAGTCGCTGTAGATGCGGCGCACGTCAACCTCGACCATGCCGAAGTAGAGAGCCGCGTGAGCAAAGGCTTCATCCGGTGACTTGCCCTGTTCGATCAGGCCCTCGATGTAATGCACGATGCGCTCGATCGACTCTTTAGCCTTAGCGAAATCAGTCACGGGCTGACCCACGTCGCACCCTGCCTCTCAATGGTTAGAGCTTTAATGCGGTTGCCTAGCTCTAGGATCGCGTCGAGACTCACGTACATCTCATGGGCGCCCCTGAAGACGGCCGCGCTAATTAGGTCAGTGAGCGGATACGCACCGCTCTTGATCCCGTAGAACGCCGGAAGAACCTGCTGCATTGCGTTCTCTCTTTGCGTGCGCTGCTTTGCTTGTTCCGCCTGCTTTATCTTTTCTTCAGCAACTTCATCAAGACGTGCAACACGTTTCAGCTCACGTTCTGCTGCCTCCTCCGCCCAGGTGGCTGTGAAGGCTTGCCGGTTCACTAACAGCGGCGACCCGCTAACTGAACCGTAGAAATCTAACGGCTGTGCCATGACTGAGATGTCGCCGGCCTCTTCAATAATGCGATAGCGGCTGCGAAAGCCCGGCACGCTGCCGGCGGCATACTCCTCGCCCACCTTCATAGCAAGCCTTTCAGATGGCGCTTTATCGTGTGGATTTCGGCTTGCTTAGACTCAATCTGTTCGCGCGCCACTAAGAGCTGGCCCTCAAGAATCGATACAGCGTTCTCAAGATTTTCGATCTGCTCTTCATCTTCACGCGATCCGGCGCGTAAATTCTGGATTTCGAGGATGTAATCTTTGTTCCTCGACTCAACTAACTCGATCTCTTCTGTAAATCGCTTAGCAAACGATGCCTTCTCGGCGGTATAGCGCTCAACGATCCCCATCGCGCTCTTCCTCCTCGTCTTTCTTCTTGTTTTCAAGGTCTAAGTTGTTTAAGGCTTGTGCAAAGCCGAACGTGTAGATTTCGCGGGCGCTCTTAGCGTCCCTGATCTTGATAATCGCCATAATCTAGCCGCTCCTTATCGATTGATGCCGGTAGCTTAGCACATTTAGCAATCGGCCGCAGCGCGCTCTAAAATGGGGGTTATGGACTCCGATGCGGCCCTTTCACCACTAGACGCTCAAACAGCTAATACCCGCGTTGGCTCGGTAGAAAACAGGCTATCCGACAGCGACCGCCTAGCCAAAATCGAGGCGGCGTTGGCCGCCCATGCCGCCATCTTCGCCGAGCGCGAAAAGGCCGAGCAGCAGGCTCAAACTGAGCGCCAGTTGGCGGCCGCGGCCGTCCAGCAGGCCCTTCAAGAGGCTGCGAGCGCTAGCGCTAAGGCCCTGGAAGCAGCGCTAAAAAACGCTAACGAGCTGGAGCTTGAGCGTGTTGCCCGCGTCCGCGATGAGGTAAAGGAGGTCAAGGACGCCTCGACAAAGCTGGTCAACGAGCGCCAAACAGCCCAGCAGAAGTTCGAGGAAAACGTCAAAGAGCGCTTCGCTCAGGTCAACGAGTTTCGTGGTTCTCTGGATGACTTAGGCAAATCTATGGGTACCCGCCGCGAACTAGAACAAGCCGTGGACGCCCAAAGATTATCGGCCGCTACCCTGGCTAAGGAAATCTCCGCGCTGCGCAGCCGAATAGATGTAGGCCCGGAGGACTTACGAGCCTTACAGTCAAAGTCAGACGAATCGTCCGGGAAGGATGCCGGCGAGGCCAGCCGCCGGGCTCTGCGAGCAGTTTCTGTGGCTATTGTCTCTGCGGGGGTCGCTGGGGTCGCAGTCATTGTGGCGATCGTCCAAGCGCTTCACTAGCCGCATCGCGCTTTAGAATGGGAAATATGACCTATCGAACACTGTCTAATGAATGAACTTCCAATGGTATTGGTTCACCCGCAGCATCGGCGCTGTAACAGTGCTCTACGAGCTGGTGCTCGACAAGGGCGGCGCCGAACGTGGCGTTATCATCGCGGCCGCCTTGAGCTTCATAGGGGTCGAGTGGGTAGCCAAGAAAGATCAGCGCAAAGGTGACGATGCTCAAGCCTAAGACCGTCATCCACGACTACCCGCTCACGACGATCTACGTCGCGATTGCGGCCACGCTCAACACGACTCTCTTCTTGCTGGTGAAGTTCGTATGAACAAAGTTAAGTTCCACGTCTCCAAGGCCCTGATTGGCTATGTCATCCTAGGGGCCAGCTTTGGCGTCGCCGGCACAGAACTCGCGCATAACGCCAACCACGCGAAAGTCAAAGCGACCGAAACCTGCCGCATCCAGCGCCGCGGCCTCGAAGCTACCAGGTATCTCGTAGGGTTCACCGAAGGCGTCCGCGCCCTCCTTACCCCGCAGCCTGGCCAGCCGCAGAAACCTGTGCCAAAGGTGTACAAAGACATCATCGATCGCACGAACTACAATCTGGATCATTACATCGCGATCCAGTCTACGCTACCGAAAAAGCGCGACTGTTCCTAAGTCGTTTTCGATTTGGGGGAGTGAAAGGCTTTTTCCCACCAAGAAGCTAAAACTGTAATGGTACGAAGCTATGTATCCAATTGTCTGATCGCTATCTTGCCTTCTGACAATTCACGCTCATAGCGGCGTTTTGCTATCTCGGCCCGACTACGCAATTTCTTCCCTTGTGGCCGGCGGCCTTTGTACTCTCGGCGGGTCTTCAATTCGCGCGCTTCTTGTTCCTGACGGGCTGTTGTTTTGCGGCGCTTTCGTTTCGGCTTAGCCTTTTTAGGCATCGGCTCCCAATCGTCATTGCAAGTCTTGTGTATCTTTTCTAGGCCAGGGAACACGACTCCTCCGCAACCTGAGCATTTACGGTGAATTTGCAGCGGTTCGTCCGGGCAATCAGCGCATGCCAAGTGAACCCACACATTGGTTACCCGGACAATGTACTGGCCTAGAACGATATCCTTAGTGCATGCCGGGCATACACCCGTACGCTCGGCAATCTTGTCCTCTGACCAGGCCATCTCATACTCCTGCTCACTAGGCGGCAGACGCAGGACTTCGCCTATAGTTGAGCATTGCGAGGCTTCTTCAAGCGTTCGATTCGGGTGATACCACTCGCCCTTTTTCCATGATGATCGAAAGCGCCAATGCAACCGTTTCTCATCTAGCAAGGTGGCGCTATTTATTGTTCCGATAAGCTCAATGTCGTCGTCATTTCCGGTCTGTAGCGATCGAAACCGGCCGGCTAGCGAATCAGCGTCCCTAGTGTAGCCGATCTTGATAGTTCGGCGGGGGATGCAACGAATGAAGTAAACCATTACTGAATTATAGCATAGTAATCTACTATTGAAAGTGGTAAAGAAGTGGGTTAGAACCAGCGAAGTGAAACGCCTACAGCCGGCGCTAATCCAGCCCCAAAGCCAAATTATTGCCCGGACAATTTATATGCTATGCTTTACGCTAGACCGAATCGGGCGTTGCCGGATACGGCCCAGCTCCCAAAAAGGAGTTGGGGAAAGTGGCCGCAAGGGTAAAGCTCTATCCTCATCGTAAAACTAACTACGGATGAAGAGGAATGAAGCTCGGGCGCTTGAGCTAAGGTTTGCTGGGGTTACTGTTAGCGGCCGTATGCCCTACCCAAAACGCGAACATCATGAGCCCCATCATGACCTGCAGGTCATCGTAATCGCGATCGACCGGGAGAAAGCGGGCGAGTTCGTCTGCCGTTTCCAGGATGTTGACATCTGTGCCAGCTGCTTGGCGGTAACTCCTCCCGCGGCCGCCTTTTCTTGAACCTGGTTAACCGCGTCTTTTATGAGCATGGTTTCTCCCATTCATGAGGGTCGATGTTTAGCTTGGTGGCGATTTCTTCTGCCAGGCCCCGGCCGATCGTCGTCTTGGCTGCTTTGCGGCCGTCCCGGCGGTTGTTAACGGCCAACCCGACCTGCCGGCGCAGCCGCTCTACATCGGGCCGAACGATTGTATAGCCCACGTCCCTAGCCATGTTACACAGGCTTTCACCCCCAGCGAGCTTGGCCTTCACGGCATCCCTAAGCCCGTCTATGGGTATCTGCGGTTCCCCCACGCTCACGGGAACACCACCCGCATGAGCATGAAACCGGCGCCTATCCCGACGGCTACCGGCCGCCCTTCGTAAATGCCATAGGTTCCCATGATCGTCCCCAGCGAGGTAAACGTCCTTCGGAAAAAGCGGTCTACCCCGGCCGTGATCGAATCAGGGCTCGCAGGGGTCACTTGGCCCCGCTCGATCGCGCCGTATTCTGCCTCCAGTTCCGCGGCCGCCAGCTCGGTCGCAACCGCCTCCACCCGCTCCAGGTCCAGCGGGGCAACTCCGCCTCCCGTCAGCCTGGCCAGTTCGGCTTTTAGCTCAGTAACCCCCGCGATGCGCGGCTGGCGTGGGACGTTCGGCTCCGTGAGAAATAGCCCCGTGTATTCGTCGTAAAGTTTGTCGCTAATCATCCTATACCGCATGGGGCAGTCGGCGGAGTGGCCGTGAGTATGACCGCAGGTACACCCATCGCCTTTGTCGCGTACGGCCGCCAGCGTTTTGCTTTTGCCTTGGTATCGCTTTTGCCTAGCTAGGCAATCAGCCGCGTGGTAGCCGTGGAAGTAACCACATTTGGGACAGGCTGATCGCGGCTCCAGCTTGGCGGGCATCGCAGGGGTTACTAGGGCCTTCTTCTCCGCATTGTGCTCCTTGGCCGCTATTTTCTGGCATTCTTCTCGGAGCTTTCGTTTGCGATATTCTTCGTCTTTTTTCTTTAGGTACTTCTTCTCATACTCCATGTAAAGCGCTCGCTCTTCGTCTTCATTCATCGTTTCACCACCTTGTCAAAACACCATCTAAACCAAAACGTTGACTCACAGTCCCAGCCATACATGCTGAGCGGGCGCGTCATTCGCGTCTCCCATTGGCCCTCTTCGGTCAGGTGGATGCCATCGTAAGCTCGGGCCACAGCCTTGAAGTTGATCGTCGGCTGGATAGGGCCGCTGGGGCCGTATGGCCGGTTTGTCCCTTTATGGCACTTATGCAGCGTCGCCAAGTCCTCGTAGTTGCCGATCGTGTAAACAGTCGCATCGGGCGAGGGGAACAGCACCCAGCCCGGCTTAAGGTCGGCCCGATCGTAATCTTCTGCTTCGCACCATTCCTGCCAAGCGGACTTGCCCTCGCCGTTGAAGGTGGATGTCCACAGGCCGCCATCGCGCGGCTTGCAGAAAATCTGCTCGTCATTTGTGACGGGCTTGAGCTTCCCCGCCTCGGGCGCCCGCTTGCCTAGCCAGAGTTGTTGGTCAACGCTCATCTGGCCTGCGCCTGCCGGGCGCCGCATTGTTCACACCATCGAACGCGATACTGCGACCCTAGGATATTTTCCCAAATGCGGTCGTCCCATGGCCCCCAGGAATGGCCGTGCAGCCAACAGGCGAGTCGGCTGCTCATTGGGGGTCCACGGGATGGTTAGGACAGTACCCTGCGGGTGTCAAGTGAGCAGGCGTTCCGCAGATCGCGCAGTCGCCCGTCTCGATGCGCTCCTCCAGCATAGCGCTGCCCTCGGGGGTAATCCACACATCAACTTTCACCAGGCCCGCACAGGCGAGATCACACAACGCGAGATAGTCAACTTGTTCCTGCTCGGCGCCGCTGCCTGTCTGTTCGAGAATCTTCCAATGCTTCTCTGACAACTTCACAGCAACCGCTCCTGGAGCTGAGCCACCACCGGCTGGTATTTGGCGAGGATCACCCGCAGAGCTTCAGGCACATCGTGCTCTCGCTCCTCGCAGAATGTGTAGATCGCGCTTAGTGCCTCCTGACAGTCTTTCAGCAGCGCTGTGTCGTTACGCGTTGGCCATTCAACTGTCATGATTCAACCGCCACATCTGGCTCCCCTGTGGAGAACGTGTCGATCGCGGCCGGAACATCCTCCAGAACCATGTTCTCGGCGAGTTCGCAGGCTAGCCGGAACGAGGCATCGCTATCGATCGGCCGCCCTATTAGCTCTTCGAGCGTGCTTTCGGGGATGTCGATCGGGATTTTGATGCTGCCTAGTGCGTTTGTCATTGGTTCCTTTCTTAATGGCTAGAGCCTTCTTTGTTGCGTACCGCTGCTTCGAAGCCCTGCTTGTATGACTCGCGGTCCCATGGCCCGTATTTCTCTCGCTCCCTGCGCAGATCATTGAGAGTGGCTACGGGTATCAAGACAGACTCCTTGTCGGGCATCATGCTTAGCAGCCGTTGGGTTTCCCTTCTTAGGGAATCGCGTTGCTTACGCAGCGCTGTGATTCGTTGAGCGATCGTTTCGTTGCGCTTGCCCCGATCGCGGCCAAGGGCGCGGGCTGCCTCGCTTAGTGCCCGCTGAAATCGGTCGATCTCAGCGTTCAGGGCCGAACGTATCTCCTTTAGGCCAGCTTCACCCATGCGCAGACCGCGGATAAAAGCCTCATACTCTGGCCCGCTGTGCGCCGTTGGGCTCATTGCCTCCTGCGCGGGTGGTGCGTCGCTTGTCGGCTGTGGAGCGATGAAATCTCCGCGCGGTTCGAGCATCATCGCCGCTCATGGTCGCGTATCTTGCGGCGCAGGGCCTTCGCTTCGTTCCCCAGCGCCGCCAGCTCACGCCGGGCTACCTCCCGGTCGCGCTTTAGCTCCTCCACTTCGCGCTCGGCGTTCTTTAGCTGATCGCGTGTCTCTTTGAGTTGATGCAACGTCTCATAGTATTGCCCTTCCCAACTCATTAAAGCTCCTGTCTTAGTTCGTCAATTTCATGCTGTAGGCGCCGGTTGTCAAGCTTTAGCCGGCTGCGGTCTTCCGCCGAGACGCGCCATCGCCACAGCATCGTCCGTAGGACCATAGAACGGGCTCCAGAATTGATCCGACGCAACAAACGTACTTGGAGCCATTCTCTATTCATAGCGATTTCCTAGGGCCTTGCCGATGCTCGAAAAAGCCGTTCTGCACCATCATGCATCCGCCCACGTCCAGGTACCCGCTGCCTACTTCTGAGAAGCGCGACAGGCTGTGCGCGAGCAGGCCCATCCGGTCGTCGGCCTCGATGAGGTTCGAGCAGGGATCGCAGGCAGCCCACCATTCGCGGCTGCCCCAGGTGGTGCCGTCTGGCAGCTTCAGAGTGAAATCCTCACACGGGTAATCCCAGGCGATCTCGGGCGAGTTACAGAAATCGCAGATCGGCGGTTTAAACATCGCTGTAGTAAATTCTCTCAAAGTCGAACTGCTCCCAGCCAGGCATACGATCGTAGGCGGTCGCTTCCGGCCAGTCGGCCAGAAGGTCGGGCGGTACGCGCATAAACCTGCTCGGCCCAGGAACCGGCAACACCCAAATCCGAGGAGGAGGCTCGATCAGCGTCTCATAGCGCCAATTGTTGGCCGGGCCGCCTTGGCACCAAACGCTAAGCATCGGACTTCCCAATCCTGATTTTCTGATCGATTACCTCGAAATCGTCAGGGCCGATCCCTTCTTTCTGGAGCACGCGGGCGAGCAGGGCGTTGCCAAACTCAAGTCCCTCGGGCGAATACTCAGTGAACCGGCCGGCGTTGGGCTCTGAGTAAAGGACTCGGCCTCCGCGCACAACCTCAATCGCCTCGGGTGAGAAGTGAACTTCGATATCCATTATCTCGTCAGGCATCGATGGCCTCCACTATTTTGATTGCGATCTCACGGTATGTTGGCCGCGGATTGGCCAGAAACAACGCCTCAATGATAATGTCTTCGATTCGGTTAACTGCTGACCACTTTGCCTTTTGGTTCTCTTCGAACTCCACGGCCCCATCGTAAAAGCCTTCTTCGCGCAACCGGGCAGCTAGCTCTTTTGGGTGCTCGGTCTGCATGTGTGCTACTTGCGAGTGGGCGTCGTCTGCCTCGAAATCACAAACTGGACATTTGTTCATTCTCTCTCCTTTGAGCGCACGCCAAGCACAGAAAGCCAAGGTCCGTGTAAAACCTACACAGCTTAATTAGTGCGCAGTCGAGGCACGTCACTTCTATCGGCGGTCCTGTGACGTAATATCTCTTAGGCATCTTCCACCAACTGATATTCAGCCCCGCGCATAACGTGGTCGTTCGAATCGTCCGCCAATTCACTCTGCCGTACCTTGCTATATGTAACAACGTTTGGCGAGTTGACGATCTCGGGCGGCAGATCGGGGTTCTCGGTCGCATCCCAAATCGCCGCGTTGTCACTCAAGCCCGGGTGCGCGAGTATCTTCAGGCGATCGGGCAGCGGCCAGCCGAACATGTCTTTCTCTATCACAAACGAGCCCGGCTGAGCGCCCGCTCCGGCGAGCTTGCTCGCCATCGTCTCGATGTTGCCGATATGCGACATCGGCCCGTCTTTGAAGCGCATGAGATAGCCGTCAGGAGGAGCCACGGACGGCCTCCTTCACAGCCGATGCTATACGGCCGCCGATCTCTTCAGGCTCTTGCGTCTCCCACTCCGCCACAACCGGCCTGTCACCATCGCGAACGATGTAAGCGCGGTCTAGGCGCTCGGCTTTCTTGTCAGCCGTGTGAACCATGACGATCTCCCGGCGGATGTCCAGCATGTCAGCCGGCATGAGTTCACCTTTTTCTGCTTGCTCTCGGCGGGGGTCGCCGTCCTTCAACACAACTTGCCAGGCCGTCGAGAGGGTTCCCCCCAGGTCCAGGGCGCCCGGCTTAAGCAACTCAAACGTGCGCGCGAGGTAGCGCCCGGGTTCGTCATCCTCGCTGAGGAACATGCCGAGTTCGAGCACGGCCAGGTCGCCGTTGTGGCCCAGGAAGGCGGTCGGGTTGATGTCCTCCTCGGCTCCCAGGGCATAAGCGTCCACGCGGCCCTTGATGAACCCTGCCAGCGCGTCGGCCGAGTCGATCTCAACGTCAGTAATGACGGTTACGGGGTCATCCACGGGGAACACTCCTCTGTGGCCCGCCAGGCGACTTGTCGGCCGGCTCGATGTCTTCTAGGCGCGTTTCATCGAATGCCAGGACGGTCGGCGCCTCTATGCCGTCCTTGGCCTCTGATTCGAGGCTGATCTGCGTGCAGCCCGTTAGGAAGAAGTGAACCCCTACGGCCTTCCCTGTGTAGCCCGTTACCCGGTCGCGGTACTCATCCTCTAGCTCGATCGATGTCTGAAATTTTGTTCCCTTGTTCTTTTTTGCCATTGATCTTTCTCACTTTCGGTTTTGCTTTCTCAAGGCCGACTAGCGGCCGTTTTACCTTTTTAGCTTTGTTGCGGGCGTTGTCGGGGTCTGACGTTCCTCTCATCCGAACCATTTCTTTGTGGTAGGCATGCCGTTCTCGCTGTCTGCCTCAAATTCGTCAATCGCTGCTTGAGCCTGTTCAATTCCGTAGTCGTTACTCTTCCACCACTCGACCGCGCGCCACACGTCTCTCAGGTCTTGCGGAATCTCAAGATCATTGGCGAGCTTACGAGTCTCCCTCGCCGCGGCCGAATCACCCACAGCCTCATCGATCGCGTCCGCCATCGAAAGCAAGCGTTGGTGCGTGCCATCAAAGCTGAGATAGCAGAGATAGTCAAACGATCCTCCGCTCATGCGTTCTCCCCAAACTGGACAGGCAGCGGCGGCAGATCGCCGTTGGTCATCTGCTCATCGAACGTGGCGGGCCTGCCCTCCTTCTCCCAGCGTTCATGTGCGGCGGAATGGTCGATCAGGCCGAGTACGGCCACGGACGGGCACAACGGGCAGCACATGACCTGCGTGAAGTGCGGCGGGGCGTCCCAGCCGGCCTCGAATGCCTCCTCGGCGCCCATCGAATCCTCGATGCCGTAGCACTGGCACTTCAGGGCGATCGGAGGATCAGATAGCGGAGGCATCGAACTCCCCCGGCCCGGCCGGCTGCGGGCGCTCTCTGACCTTCTCGGCTGCCTCAAGGGCCAGACGCGCCCAAACGCGCTGGTCTGCCTTGCCCTCCTCGGGCAGCTTCTCCCAGGGCAGCCTAGGGAGCGGCCTCGCTTGGCTAGTGCGCGTGTCAACGTAGTTCCAGCCAGCCTCGGCCGCTACCTCAATTTCCTCAGTCGTCGCCATTTTGGGCCTCTTCCATGTCGATTAGAAACTCCTCGCACTCCGCGCAACGTTCCTCGCGGTCAGGCTTTGGAGTCAAATGTGTTTTGTGCGTGTGCCCGCACACAGCTACATGCGGGCTACCCGGCAGGTAGTAATGCAGTACGGCTACATCCTCAACAATCATCTGTCCAACTCCTCCAATCTGTGCAGTGCAGTTTCGATCTTGCGAAAGGCGGCCGTGAGTGAACCTGTACCCGGCACTAGTGAGAAAATCTTACGTCGGGTGCGATCGAAGTCCCGGATGTTTTGAGCCGCCCGTTCCAGGGTTTCCTTGTTCGCCTGAATGGTGGATTCGCGAGCAAGTGTGGCTACCTCCTCGGCCAGTAGATGGTCGCTCATATAAGCCCCATCGCCTGTCCCAGCTCAATGCAGACCACACACTTGTCTTCGCCCTCGTATCCGGCGGACTCTTTGACGTGGCCGCACACAGCCTTTGAGCCGGGCGGGACCGCCGCTAGAGCATAAGCAAGCGGCAAGACGTAAAGGTGACACATGCCGGTGTAGTCCGTTGGCGTCTCAGTGCGCTCTAGCTCAGTCGTTGTCATGGGTAACCCTATACGCGTTAGCTCCTGCCAAAAACCCCAGCGTCACCAGAAATGCCGCGTCCTCATGTTTCGGTGCGATCGTGGCGATTTCGTCTGCGAGTTCTCCCAGCTCAACATGTGTAATTCCTAGCCTCTCACTGACTGTGAGCACTTCATCGTCATTCAGAGCATTGAGGGCGTCCGCTAGCTTTTCCTTTTGCCTCTTACTCATCGCCTTCTCCTATGAGCATCCCGGCCATGATTCCAAACGAGACTAGTTCGGGTGGCCCATCATCCTTGGAGCAATCGGCAAGGGCGGTCGCGATCATCCTCAGCTCCTCCTTGGACATTCCAGCCTTCTTGAGCGCCCCTTCAAAATCCTCGTTAGTGCGGTTATCGAGACGGTCGAGAATCTTATGCATTTTCGCTTCGTTCATATCTCTTTTACCGCCGCTCGTTTCTTACGGTCGATCCGCCGGTCGTCAGCCTTGAGCCGGCGGATGATGTTCTTGGCCCCTGCCTCGGTAATGGCTGTGGTAAGTCCCTGCCATTCGAGGCTGCCGGGCACTTTGGTTGTTACCTCCCAGCGTGCGAACCTGCGGCCGCTTCTACGGTAGCCATAGCGGTATGGAAAAGGCATGTCATCCTTTCAGTGCTCGGGCGGCATAACCAACGATGCCGCCTATTAGGATTGCCTCTATAAATCCCATGCTTTGTCTCCTTAGATAATGATTGGCGTGACCTTGTGTATTGTCGCCTCGCCAAACTCTCCTCGGCCTTCTCGGAGGAAGTTCGTCACGATGGCTTGACTGAGTTCTACGTAATCTTCGGAATCCTCTACATCGACAGTCATCTCAAACTGCTCACCTTTTATGCTGGCGTCGATTAGAACGTTCACTAGCTCCGCCTTTTTTGCTTGAAGCTGTCTTTGTCCATGATCCATTCCCACTCACTGGTCGAGCGGTTCTTTCTGAAAAATCCCTCAAAGCCAAACAGCCACAACACCAGAGCAAGCGGCAGCGAAAACAGAAACAACAGCCCCATACAAACCATGATGATGATAATCAGGATCGGCTTTTCGATCCGGTGGCGCTCGCCTTCTCGGGTGTAGTAGTAATTCTTCATTTCTTTGCTCTCCCGACTGCCAGGCCGGCCATGAAGCCAAAGGCGGCCAGCTCGTCCGGGCTAGAAGGATCAGCAGCCGCGGCCGCCAGCACTCCCGATATCGCTTTGATGTCTACCTTCCTCAGGCCGTAGTAATCGGCGATCTCGTCAAGTTCCTTGCAGAAGCTTTGGAGCACGTCGTTGATTTCATCTGAGTTCATTTCAGGTACTCCTTGATTTTGACCGCAAAGTCCTCGTCTTCGATGTAGTAAGGATCGTTCCCGGGCGCGTTGGCGATGTTCGCGATGAGCTGGCCTAGGCGTTGACTGGAGTTGTTGATCCAGGCCGTGCAGAGTTCATCGGTAATCTCAGCCTTGCGCGTAGGTGACATGCGCTCCGGTGGTGGTCCCGGCGGCATGACCATCTTTGCGATCTCGCGGATGTGAGCGTGGCGTGGGTCTTCAGTCACTCTTTCCACCTAACCTTGAGTACACTCGATTGCTCATCAAGGTTAACGAGTTCCATCGTTACCTTGTCTTCAACGGCGAGCTGGTTGACGATCCGGTAGATGTCAGAAGTTCGGTCGTAAACGGTGAGCGTTTTGCCGTCTACCAGCCCGCCAATTATTTCCAGCCGATTCACCGGCCGCTTTCCTCCAAGAGCCGTGTGGCGTCCTCTGCGCAGCTCTGCGCCCCAGGATCGTCGGCGCCTTCCGCGAACGGCAGTAGGCCGGCGATGATGTCCAACGTCGGCTCAGCCTCAAGCACGGTCGTGCCATCGTAGTTCTCAAGCTGCGGCCCTGCGACGGCAACTGCTACCTCCACGACCGCCTTACCTGGCGGCATGAGGTTCCACATCTTAGGCATCTCTTCACTCCTTTTGATTGCGTCTTGAACGCGGGGATCGGGGTTGCCGCGGTTGCTATCGGCGTAGGCCCCATAGCCAAAAACCTTGTCAGTAATACGGCGCGCTATGTCGAAACCATTCATGCTTCAGCCCCCAGGAAGATTTCGATCTCATCGCCGTTCTTTTTCATGCGCATGCCACGCGTGAGCGGATCATCGAGCAACTGTTGCCAGATCGTGTCGAGCGCGTTCTCGGCGGCTTGTGGCCCGGCCGAGATCACGATCGCGTCCTTGACTGCTCCCTCGATGCGGTCGAGATAGTTCAGGGCCAATGTGACGGCCTTCTCAAGCAATTCGCAGGCTACGATCGGTTCATCGCGCTCGGTCGCTTGAACCGCTTCCTTGACTAGTCGTCGTGAGCTAAGAAGAGCTAGCGCTGTCATGCTCTACTGCCTTTATGACACATGTTGCCTCCTCGCGGTATTCACGTTTGCAGGGCTCACACAGCCACTTCCAGGGCGTTGATTGATGCATCATGCTTTTCTCACGCCGACGCTCATAGAGCGCGGCGGCGCCCCGCTCGACTGCATCCGGTATCGGGCGGGGCGCGTTGGTCATGCCGCTACTGGCTCCTTCTCCTCGACCGTCCACTCCTCGGGTACGGTGAGAGGAGGATCAAGCGGTGGCATAGCCTCGCCTGTTACGAACTTGGCGGGACTCAGCCGGGGCGCGACCAAGTGCGCGGGAGCAGCGTTCCTAATTGCCTCATCCATGACGCGCAGAACATCCTTGTAGGAAAGTGCAATCCTGTCATTCCAGTTGATGATCTTGTACAAATCCCTTTGAACCTGACTGATGCTCAACGGGACCGATTCTGAGTCCGGGAGGAGTTCGGCTACGCGCCTTATAGCCATTGTTTCTCCATGATGTAGCTCGCGGTGTCCGCCGCTCGATACCGTGAGGGCGTTATGCGTTGCGGCGGCGTTGAAGATTGCCTCGCGTATGCAAACGTTTCCGCCTTTGCCGCCGCCCGAACCTTTCACCCAGCCGTTGGCTAGGGCCTCTCTTGCGTCTTCGAGTATTTGCTGCGCTGCCAACTTGACTCCTTTAGTCGTGTATTTCCTTCAGTTTGTCTGCCACGTCACACCATGAAGTGACGTGCGTGTAGCTGGGTGCCGTTCGAGGATACCCCGGCGGCCCTACCAATTTCGCTTCGAAGAAATTGTGCTGCCGCCGGTTGTAGTCGATGCGGACGCGCCGGTAGTTTTGTGCATAGGCGGCCGCTGGCTTCCCCCCGATGAACATCGGTGAGTTTTCGTCTGTCGTTGCTCCTTTCTCTGCTTCACATGCGTTTTCTGCGTTGGTAATCATCCCCTGCCAGTCTTCGATCACAGTGTGAAACTGCGCTTCGACGTTTGGCGGTGAGACGATTTTCTTGACGGAGCCGCCCCAGGCTCCCACAAAGCTGAGGATGCCAATAACGATCCACAGCACTACAAAAACGCCGATGGCCCATAGCCCCCATTTGATGAGTGTTGACTTGGTTGGTTCATTCATAGCGCGGCCTGACTTCGAAGCGGAAGGGAATCTTGCCGGTCGGGAACACGTCATAGTCCGATCGCAGACTCTTCTTCTCATTTCGTCTCGCGGCGCGCTTGTGCGCCTGGCGCTTGAAGACGTGTTTGCTCTTCTTGTGGTCGTGTGACATTCCTTAGCCTCCTACAGCTTCTTCTAGGGCCTTCTGAGCGGCTGCCTTGCTGGCCGGGGCTGTCTTGGTCGCGCCGTTGGGTTCGACCTTCTGGCCGGCTTCAAGAGCCGCTTCTGCCTTCTTCTGGCCCTTCAGCGCGGCTTGATCGACTGTGAGGCTGATCTGCGTGGACTTGCGTTGGAATGAGTTCAGCGCGGTCGTGCAGAAGGTCGGCATGGCGTTGTTGAATTCGGCGTACTGACCGCCGGGCGTGAATCCGTAACGGTACGGCGGCGGCGAGCCGTGGTACATACCATCAACCGATGTGAGTTCGGGGTAGTAGGCGCCGTTGTCATCGCTGGCGTAAAAGCGTTCAACTTTGTTGGGGAAGAAACTCACACTGCTCGACGTGAGCTTGCCTGCGATCGGCACGGTGAACAGCGGCGAGTTCGGAATCGGGAACGCCGACGTACACCATATGATCGTGCTCGGGCTGTCGTAGAGTTCCTGTGCCTTGTTGTAGTTGGAGAACTCCACGCCGTTTTTCGGTATGAACGGCTTGAAGCCTGCACGGTTGGTTTCGGATTCGGCGTATTGCGATTGATGAGCGCCGGCGTTTTGGGTGCGGTCTTCGCCGCATGCGGCTAGCCCTATCGCGGTCAAGCCTACGGCCGCGGCCGCTAGTAGTTTCTTCATCGGTTCTCCTTTTCGAGACTGATTATTTTGCGTATGGTTTTGAACGTCCAAACCCAGCAGCCCATGAAAATCATGTCGGCTATGAAATAGAACAGCTCGCCTGTCTCGATAAAAACCCAGGACTCCAAGATCAAGCCGAGAGTCAACGCTGCCAGCACTAGAATGCCTAGAGCTTTCATTTCAACCCTTTCTTCGCAGCTTCGCGGGCGCGCTTCATCGCGTCTTTGTACTGCTTGTATTTGCGGTCGTCACCAATAGTCAAAGTCATCGCGCGTTTCAGCCATTTCACGGCGTCCTCCAGCGCGTTCCTGAGCAGCCGGATATCGCCTTGGTAGTGACACCGGGCCGCTTCCCAGCCAACGTCGTAGGCCAAGGTCGCCCGGCCGCGCGAGGGGCCTTTGTTGATCTCATCCTTGGCCCACTCTCGATAGGCAAGCTCGCGGGCGTCCTCATCCTCCTGAGTGACATCCTCTAGCATTTGCGCTCCTCCAACGTTCCATCGTCGTTTAGGTATGCGGGCGGGTGCGGCTCATTGATCGTTGTGTTTGGCTCTGCGTCGGTTGTCATCTGCTTGCGCCGCAAGTACATTGCGTGAATCTCGTTGGGCGGCATTTTCTCGGGCACCCCACCGAGATACCTGCTCGCCTCCCGCACGGCCCCGACGCGCTCACCAATCACCGTTATGATCGGATAGTTAAGCGGCTCGACCATCGCGAGGTAGAAGCTCACCCCGTACCCTTCCTTTTGTGTGCGCGCCAAAGCCTCCTCATATTGGTGGTGCGCGTCGGTCAGCGACTCGAACTTGCGCGCGATGTAGTGAAGGCTCATCCTGTCGGCAGCTCTACGTATCGCGGTAGGCTGCGGATGTCACCTTTACCATTGCCAAGATGCTGCATATACAGCCAGCACAGGAATGGCTCATACATGGGGCAGACCCATATTTTGTGCTCGTTGAGATCGTAGGTGGCGCTCCCGTTGCCGTCGAGCGAGAACGCGGCGCCCTCGCCAGTCTGTAGGTCCACGACGAGCGTTGTGTTCGGGTTCATCGTGCGCTGGCCGCCGGTCCTGAATATGTTGCCTTTGAAGCCTGGCAGCATCGACTCGATTTCGCCCTCAGCTTCGTCAAAGCGCGCTAGCAGGAACTTCCCCCAATTGACGTGCTCCGGCTGCGATGCCTCTATGAATTGTGTAATCATGCTTGCCTCCTTGGCTGTAGAAATGGATCGTCTTCGACTGATCCGTCTACAAGAGTTCGATACACGGCGCCAGTCTCCTTCCAGATCGCGAACTCTTCTCCGTCAAGCCAGACGCGCATCCAGGGACCTTTGTCGCGGAAGGCCACGCCATCGGCCGCATCGCGCATAAACACTTCAGATTGGCCATCTATGCCGTCGATCTGCGCGTTCGGGTAGAGCGCCAAGAGCAGGTCGAGGCCCAGCCGTGCCGGCGGCGGCGCTTCGCGTTCTAGCTCTCTCGGGCTCATGCCGTTGAAATACTCGACTGTCACTCGTCGCTCGGGGGATCGAATCTGTATGCAAGATCGCCAGACTTGCGGCTCTCCAGATCGGCTTTGATTTCGTCTATTGTTCCCGGCGGAATCAGGTCAGACCGTTCGAGCCGTTCCACCATTGCCAGCTCAGTCGAGCCGTAGAAGATGAACAGCTCGGCGTGCCCCAGGCCCAATGACTCACAGTGATCGGCCTGCATTACCATCGGGTCGCCCGAGAGTGTCATTTTTTCGATGTCCTCTTGGCTAAGCCCAATCACGGCCGCGTTCTTGTTGCCGTCCTTCGTGGACGCTCCCATTGCGATCATGTCTAACCTCTTCCTAGCGGCGCGAACAGCATGTCTTTGCCATTCACCTTGAAGATTGCCTTGAGATGAATCAGTAGGTCAACAGCGGCTTCCATGTCAGACTCGTAGCCGCAGATCGCGATCCCGCATCTTTCGTTCTTCTCGTCAGTGAGAAAAACTGAGCACTGCAAGCCCTCGTCGGGGTATTTCTCATGGATGAACTCAGCCATTTCGGCGCCGAGCTGAGTCAGCTCGTCATGCGGCTCAGTTGTGCGTTTCTCATCCACGTCATCGCCCCCTCGGGTGCTCATGTGCGCTCTCGATGTGGTTGTGGCACTCTTGCTCGGTTCCGAACAAGCGATCCGTCTCTGAGCCTTTGATGCCTTTCTCGCCGATGCAGTGCCGGCAGAGATAGCCTTTCTTACCCGCCATGTTCGCCGGCATCGGCTTATCCCACTCTATGTAAGGGAATGCTTTCTTGTGCTCCTCGCTCATTTCTCCTCCTTCTCCGCGTCGGCTAGGACTAGGCCAGCAACTATGCCATGTGAGATATCGACAATACGTTGGACTGAGATTTGTCCTTTTGCTTTTTGGGAGAGAAGCATGCTGAGATCGATTGCGTCACGGAAGCCTATGCCGTGTTCCTCCAAGATGTCAGCCGGGTTCTCCTTGATCCTCTCAAAAATTAGCTCTTTCATTTCCTCGACGGTCATTTACTCGACCGCTTTCCCGATAGCCAGCCCTGCGATGAAGCAAACTCCGGCCGCGTGGCTTACGCTGCCACCCTTGTTGAGCACTTCACCCATAAGAGTCTTCACAAGCGGCTCAACATAGCCATCCGGGAGCCCTGCCTCCCTCAGTACCTCATAGCCACCCGCATCTTTGGCCTTCTCCATGATGTTCTCTATCTGATCTGGTGTCAGCATTTAGCCCTCGATCTCGTTGCCAGGCAGCCCCGGCAGTTTGTTGATCTCTAGCAGCGCCAGCTCGTCTTGAAGTTCACTGAGAATGTCTTCGTGAATCCGATGGCCGGTGGCGATGCCGTGTTTGCCGTAGCTCACCGTTACCGTTCGAAACTCGTTGTGCTGATCGTGGATGAGAAACCGCAATGGCCCGACGCGCCATATGGTTCCTCGCGGAACGTCAGTCGTCATCGTATTCGATTGTCTCTATGAGTTCACGATTGGTGAAACGGACAAGCCGTATGACTGCGCCGGACTGCTTAGCCGCTTCCTCGGCGATCGGACGCAGGCCCTCGACGTTCTCCATGTCGGCCGACACCATCGGCATGTTCCCCAGCCCACCAAAGAAGGAAACGATGCCCTCAGTGTTGTCGTCGGGATCGACCGCGACATAGGCATACATCTCATCGATTTTCTTCACCTTTTTCACTCCATCAACTCCTCTGCGATGCCCTCAGGGTCAGTCATCGTGATTGTGCCCGGTTCGTCATGGCCTTGGCGCCGTTCGCACGCGCCCTCTGTGTGCTGGCAGTTACACACCGGCTGCTCGGGATCGACACCATGCTCAACGGCCGAGTTGAACTCCTCGGCCTGCTCGACCGTTACCAGGACGATGTACGTGCCTGAGGGGCGCCTGACGCGAATGCGATTGGTGTAGTCACGGCCGCCATTAGCCATGATTGGTTCGTACTCGGTCGGCACGATGTCTTGCAGGTTCTCCTTTACATATTGCAACGCGCCCATGATGTTGCCAACGAGCAGTGCGTGATTGTCGTTTACTATTCCCGTGTCCATCGTCAGTCGCATTCAGGCAATACCTCAAAGATGTGCCAGACCAGCACGCCGTCGAGCTGTTGGCACGAATCGATGTAGCTCAGCGGTTGATTAGGCAAGTCCTCGCCAGTCGGCGCCACAAGGAATGTGCGCTCTTCGCTTTCCTCGATCTCAGGGTTCACGCGCGCCCATATGCACACGTCCTCACCCTGAGCTTGTGCGCATAGCACGTCAGTCTCGGCCGGCATGTTGTCGATGATCGTCTCTGTGTTCGCTACTAGCTCATACTTGTAAATCCGAGTTGACATCTATGGCCCCTTTACTATTTGGTTGAAAGCGTCGTCTACTTCCTTTTTGATCTTGCGACCAGTTTTAATGCCAGCTTCAAAGCCGATCATGTGCCCCCATCGAAATGCGAGGTACGTCGGCACGATCGCGAACTCCACGTACACCAGAGCATGAACACTCCAAACGATCGAAATGGTGGCGAGGACGACGATCGTCAGGAGGTAGATCGTGGCGGCCTTGATGACGGCGCCGCCGTTTTTCCATGCGCGGATCATGGCTCTTTCACGATCTCAACTTTGGGGCAGGTGTTTGACTTCACGGCGTGGTAGCCGAGCCCCATGACGTGAAAGAACTCCTTGATGCCCCTAAAGAATCCTCGGCCGGGTTCCCGTTGAGCAAGCCAAGTGCCAAAGCCGATCCGGTCGAGCACGTTCACCATGAGGAATGAGATCAAGATGATTGCGAGCAAGCCGACTCCGCCCAGCAATATCCAGCGCGTGGTTGTCCACCACAGCACCAGGAAGTAGAAGAACGCGATGACCGCGCCGACGCCAAAGGCCACCATGAGCGCCATGCCGGCGATGCCTAGCAGCCGTTTCGTGGCCTCGTTCGGAGTGAAGCGCATGATGAGCCTGCTTGCGACATCGCCGATCCAATTGAGATAGCGCTGCATTGCTCCAGGGCCGCGCGGCTCAGGCTCGGGCGCATCTTCCGCTTCTGTCTTGGCGAGGGCGCGCTTAGTGCGGCCGTCCTCCCCGATTTTCGCCAGCCGTTCGCCGGCCTCCAACAGCCCATGGAGAATCAGCCCAGGGATCACAAAGATGTAAGCCCAAAACAGCTTGCAGAAGTTTACCTCGCTCGGATTGGCCACCCAAAGCCATAGGTAAAAGCGGACGTACCAAGCGTCCTCGCGGAGCTGCCATGTGAACCTAGGCTCCATTCTTCTTCCTTCCCTCGCTCAGAATCTCTTTGGCTTTTTTCGCGTGCGTGCGAAGTTTGCCCGGCGGCGGCTCGGGGTTCTCATCGACCCATTGCGACGCCACGCCCGGTCCCTCTTTCAGATACGTGGCGTAGAATTCACTGTAATACCGGATGTTAGTCTTCACGACGTTTCGGCTCCCCATGATTTGCTTGCCAGAATCCATCTTGGACGATCGCAACCGCGAGCGTTCCACTGCTTTCCGCACTTTGCGGTGTTTTCCTGCTTTCGTGTCTCAAGACGCAGTATTCGAGCAGCCCGTGCCGATCTCCTGCTTCGATCAGAGACTTGCATCGATCGCAGGCCATCCATTCGCCCTGAAAGTCGAAGCTGAGCCCGGGCGCTACATCAATCTGGAAGTTGCTGCAAGGAATCTCCCAGCCGGGGTCATCGTCTCCGCAGAAGTCGCACTCGTAGGTCATTCGCGGGCGCCTTGAAGTGACTGGTAGTAGAAGCGGTGCAGGAACGGCAGCGTAAACGGATCAGCTCCGAGCTTGCGCATGCACCAGACCCACAGCGCCCGTCCTGAGCGGCCGTTGCCATCGATGAACGGATGCAGCGTCTCATACTCGACATGCGTGCGAAAGGCGCTATGGCGGTATGCGTTATCGAGAATAGCCTCAAGCGCCGGTCGAATTAGCGGGCCTCCCGGGGGCGGTATGTGCGCGCCCACGTAAACATCATCGCCGACGCTATCGCGTAGATGTGTGCCCGCAATCATCCCGACGAATACAACCAGGTCGTTAACGGAAATCTCACTCAGACCTAGGAGTTCTTCGTGCGCTTCTTTCTCTACCTTGCGCGTTGGCCGGACGATTCCCTCGATGCGATTTGATTCAGCTATGAAGTCATCTAGTGTCAGCATCTATCCCCTTAGCCCATGGAGAGTGGACCGCCGGCCGATGTCGGGAGCCGGCGGTCTACCACTCTTATCGTCCTTGCTACCAGGCTTCCTCGCCTGATTCGGGGAACAGGTCTTCGAGCGTGTCGATGCTCGGGTCCTGTTCCGCGAGTTCGAGTACGCGATTGATGTTCTCGCTCGCGGCGTCGAATGAGGGCGCCGCAACCTTTGCGTGCCCTTTGCGGCCCTTGATCTTGCGGCTCGCGTTGGTGAGCGTGTCACGCGCACCTTCGAGCTGCTGCTGGGTGGACTGATCCATGTGTCACCCCCTTTCCGATGGTTGCCGTGGACAGTACGGGCAGGACCCTAGCAAAGATCGATTCGACGTGCGAGCTGATCCCCGCAAATAGCGGGATTTGCAAGCGATCGTGCAGTCCTAGGCCGCTAGCGACCATCGGTACTCGCCGTCGGTTGCTACGCCCGCGACGCAAACGGTGCCCTTCGCGCGCATCGCCAATAGCGCGTCCTCGCAGACCAGCGCTCTTAGCTGTTCCTGAAACTCTGAGTGAAATGATTCCGAACTACCAGCTCGCTCGACTGCGCGGTTGAATGCAATTAGCAGTCGAGCGGTACTTACGCCGTCTATGTCTACCTTGACCAAGCTTCTTCTACCTTATATCGCGATTATCCTCCTAAGATTCAGCGGCGAGACAAGGCCGAAAGAGTGGTAACAACCTCGCCTCGCCGCGTTGTTCCTTGCGCGCAAGTTCTATGCAGCGGCCGCCTTCTTTCTGACAACCGTCCACTCGTAGCTGCCGTCCACCTTCTCGGCGGAGCGCTCGACTAGGCCCTCGGCCTCCAAGCGGCGCAGTGCGTTGGAAACGCTCCCGCTGTTGAAATCGAGGCTTTTGGCGATCGATGACTGCCGGGCGCGACGGTGTTTGCGCAGGTACTTGTGTACCGCCTCTTCGCGCTCGGGGGAGACGCTGAGCGTCATCGGGTCGATCTCGGCCGGCTTGCCGTTGTTATGGCCGTTGCTGCTCCCGTTCCCGGCTGGGGCCGGGCTGGCGCCTAGGGCTTCCTCGACCAGTGTGCGGCGATGTGCTAGGTCGGCCGCCCTCTGCTCGTACTCCTGACGGATGAAGCCTTGTTCGGCGTCAAACGCCGCGATAGCCACCCTCAGCGGGCTTGTAATCGCGTCGGATACTGCGGTGTTGGTGTCCATGATGCTTCCTTTCGATTTGATTTATGAGCTGCACTTTAGCAGCCGAACTACGGTACGTCAAGCGGTGTATTTGCTGGTCGTGGTCGAGAAGCTTTCCTTCCAGCCCCAATCGTCCATAACGTACTGGCGGTACTCGCTCAACGTGAGCGTTATCGTCTCATCGATGCTCATTGCCAGCATCGATAGAACCACGTCGTAATCGTCTGTATGGTCTTCCGGCATCGGCTCATGTAGGTAGGTCACGAACGGCATCCCGTTCTGAGCTTTATCGAGCTGTTCGTTGAACCAGTCGATTACAACCTTGCGGTAGCCATCCATGGCCGTGAGGTACACGTCGCGGTGTGCGTCTCGGTTGAGCTGAACTTTGGCTTTCAGCTCCTCAGTGTGGACACGTACCTCCTTCATACGACTTCATCCATGGGAGCCACGTTGTTGAAACCGCGGACCCAATCGAGGGAATCGAGGGCGCTACGGACGCCCTGCTCATAGGTCATGCTGGGCCATTTCGTCTGGCCCTTGTTCTCTTGCGTGATCGCCGCGTTGACCTGCACGTCGATCTCATGTTCTGTTCTCATGTTCACTCCTTCGGTTTGTAGTAAATGCCATAGACGCATCGCGTGCCGTCTCGGCTAGGATCGAACGTATCGTACACGACTCCATCGATTACCGCGCAGAGATGCTTGCTCACTTTGCAAATGATGCGGCCGCTAGGCAGCTCCTCTGCGTTGAGATGCACCGTGCAGCCGGTGCCAACCTGCATCGTTGGCTTCCAGCGAAAGCCCATCTTGAGCACAAACGGCTCGAAGTCCTTACGCATAACTCCGTCGCGTGGCGTCGCGCCCACGAACTTTTTCAGCGCTTTGTAGACTGTCTCGTAATCTAGCTCGGCTGCGATTGCTACCGCTCGCACGATGCAGTCGCCAGCTTCACCCTTATACCCAGCCGCAGCCCGGCCGCCGTCATCGTACTTGAAGCCGATCATGTCATGTTTCCCCTTTCGTTTACCAAAACAAAAGAGCCACGCCGGAATCGAACCGGCGTGACCCTATCTGCGCTTCAGAACTGCGAATATGAAGGAACTAGCACCTACCAGTATTAGTTGTGAACTAGTAAATATTTCGTATCACCTTTTTGATTCGGATTCTTGTCCTTTTCATCCAATTCGTGGATTTTTCGAAAATAGGCAACCCACCGAGAAGCAGTGAGGTTGAGAATGCAAGCTCCTCGCCACATGCCATTGCCAACATGACCTTCCAGGCCACGATGATTCGAGCGGTGCATGATGCTAGATCGCGAGCAAACTCTGCAACATCCTTTGCAAAGTCGATTAGGTATACCTTTCGTGTCTCGTTCCTTTCTATTACCTCGTTGGGCTGTACCAGCCTCAGGTGGCTCATGGCCTACTCCCATGAGGTCGTTGGTCATTGCGCGCGAGAGCTTAGCAGCTTTAGGACATCCTCGTCACGTCGATGATCGTCTCGAACTTTTCTGAGGCTGTGTAGCCGCCAACTTCTAGCTTCTCGGCCGCCTCGGGAAACTCCTTAACGATCTCATCCGCCGCTATCTCAAGGTACTCATGCACCAGCGGATCGTCGCTCTTTGTTGTTACGGCCGCTCTGCCTAGCGCCTGTGCAATGCGCTGCAAGTCTCGCTTAGTAACCATTAGGTTTCGTCATTCTCCTGCTGTCCTCGGCGCATCTCATAGCCCATCATGAGCGTAGCCCGGACGTTCCGAAAGCAATCACGGACGCCCGCGCAGGCCGACTCGTAATCGCCGGGAACGGTCTTGAGAGCCTGTTGCATGGCCTCATCGGCGTCTTCCATGGCCGCTACGAATCCATCCCATTCGTTACTCATCTGATTTCGCCGCCACAACATGCGTTTTACCGTCATCTTCGGCAGCCTTCTTTGTGAACATCGGCACTCCACCAAAGCCGCAGCTACACAGCGCTTGATAGATCGGCCGCCGGTCCTCTTCTCGCGGCTCAAACGTCGTGCCGTTGTGAATGGTGATCTTGTGTGGTTCCATTCTCACTCCTATCGTAGTCCTCTTGCAAAAAGATCGTCTGCCATGGCTTCCCATGCGTCTTTATCGATTTTGTCAAGCTCGGGCCAGTCATCAACATCGATTCCTGACTCGGCCATCTTTGCCCGCCACAACTCATACAACCTGCGTCCGTTCATTCCTACTCCTTTCGTTGGAAAACTAACAAAACAATATTATTGTTTTGTTACTGCGTGGCCTCTCCCAGCCGACCAAACTTGTCAACTGAGAAGATAAAGGTACCTTGCTTTTGCGTGTCGATGAACACTCTTACGCCCTCATCGTCATAGCGCATTCTGACTGGACCTACGTCGCGGTTAGGTCCAAAGCGTTTGTCGAAATCATCGACGGCAACAAGAATGTCTTGTATCGTACAAATGTCTAGCGTTGCTTCAACTTCAACCTCGCCTTGTGTATCGATGTTTACATTTATGTCAGATATCATGTCTCACCCTTTCTGTTGTTTGCGAATGACTACGCCCGGGATCGAACCGGGCGCAGCTCTATGCTATTCCAATCGGCCGGCCGTTGCGCCACAGCTTGATCGTGGCGTGTGGGTTGGCTGATTTGCAGGCTTCCAACAGCTTCATTGGATCGCCGTTAGTCCATCCATAGACAGTGTTCAGCTCGCCAAACGTAATCACTACCATTTACGCTCGGCGGCTTTCTGTGCTTTGCGTTCTGCGGTTAGCCGACGCTCGCGCTCTTCTTGCCGGAAGTACGCGCGGGCGTGCAGCTCGGCCAATGCTTCTGTTCTATTGGTCATAGGTAATACCCATCCGATATGTAGTTGAGGAGGGCCAGCCCGCCCATGATAACGATCGCGCATCCTAGCGCGGTCATCCATTGGTTAAATGTCGGCCTCAACTTTAGTCCTTGCTCTGGAGATGGCGCCGAGCTTCCTTGATAGCTGTGGCTTGCTGCTCAATCTGCGCCTCGCTGAGTTGATCTTCGTAGGGCAGATTGCTCTCTAGGAGATCGAGCCCTTCGAGCAGCGTTTGACTAATTGCGTCGGTAAGTTCGACTGCGTAGACCTTCATCTTTTCACCCTTTCTGTTTGCGCGTTATTGCGCAAGGCTACGCCCGGTATCGAAACCGGACGTAACCACGATAGCCTAGACGGACTACCTGCCTGCGATCATGTCAATGATTGCAAACAAGATTGTGGCGACCGTGACAGCCGCAAAAATGAGCGAAGCTCCGAGTATGAATCCTGAAACGAAATCAATCAGCACTTGGCTTCTCCTCGCGTTTCCACGGTTTCTCCTCGTTTAGTGCGTTGACAATTCCCCGCGCGTTATCCTCTCCGATCGCGTAGGCGATAATGCCTCCTTGATCGTCATCAACTATTGCTTGCAGCCTTCCTCTATGCTTTTCTAGAGCAATTATCTCTCGCCGCAGGTCTTCTAGATTTGCGTCGTAAATGTCCATCTCATAGAAACGTGGCTCATCCATTATTTCTCACCCTTTCTGTTGGTTACCGCAAGGCCGTGCCCGGGATCGAACCGGGCGCGGCTGCTACATGTCGTAAGCATACCTCGTTTTGCTGTGGAAATCCTCGGCATTCTTATACGGGCCGACTATAGCCTCTGGATCGACCTTATAAAGCTCGGCAATCCACTTGCCATGCTCGTCATACGTGGCGGCCTTCTGGTAAGTGCCATCCTCGGCGCCATAGCTTCCACTGTTTCGCGGCCGCCTAGCCGTGCCTTTATAGTCCCTGCCAGCCTCGGCGGCGAGCCTAACCTCATAGCCTCTCGAACGCTTGCGCGAGCCATGCTGCGAGAAATCCTCAACCCAAACATCGGGAGACAGCTTTGCTGCCTTTGTGGCACCGTAGAAGTTCGCCATAATCAAAACATCGCTATGAATCCTCATCTTCTCACCCTTTCTGTTTAACGCCCGCTTTTGCGTGCGTAGGACTGCGCTAGGGATCGAACCTAGCGCGGTCGTTATTCTTGACTAGCGGTTAGTCCGCCTGCGTTCAAGTAATCTATAACGAGCTTATACAGGCCATGCTCGCCCATCTTCCGCAGATATCTACGGCAGTCGTCATGGCTTGCCATATAACCCTTGCGGCGCTCGACGTTCAAGACCCATTGACCATCGATCATATCGCCATCGTATTCCCATGCGATGGCTCGACGGTCAGTGTCCGTTACTTCCACTGTGCCGATCGCTACCTTGATTTGTGCGCGTGCCTTTGGCATTTCTCACCCTTTCTGTTTGGTAGTGCAGGACTGCGCTAGGGATCGAACCTAGCGCAGCTCTAAAGATACAGCTTTCCATCGTCTCCCACGTAAAGCTCTGCTTCATTAAACATTTGTGCCTTGCGGCTTAGTTCATCGCCTACGGCGCCCGTGCCACGATCCCAAAATCCGGCGCCATGATAATTACGAGTCAACCAGAAATCATGGCCTGCGCGTTCCATATCGGCGAACTCGGGGTTAAGTCCCAAATCCGCGCAAAAGCGCTCTAGCGCTGACTCATTCTCGGCCATAAATTGAAGACAGTCATTAGCCATTGCTTGCGCAGTATCGGATGCTAGATCGCGCGCGCTGTAATTCTGATCCAGTGGCGTTTCATCATCGGTTGACGCCCAAATAGCACATTCAGCATAGCCACTAATGAACTCTGCTATTTCCTCTGCGATATACATTCTCACCCTTTCTGTTTGGTAATGCAGGACTGCGCTAGGGATCGAACCTAGCGCAGCTTGTCACATTCCGATCGCTCGGCGGACGTATGCGCGCACGACTAGCCGATAGAAAACATCGGCGCTGATTATGGAAACGGCCGCGATTCGCATTAGCGCGTACTCGGAATGCGGAGCAGCTTCCCGCCCGTGGCCTCGGCGCGTTCGATGGCGCGTGCGATGTCGAGGGTTTCGAGCACCTTGCGCCCGTTCACTCTTACGATAAACCGCATTGTTTCTCACCCTTTCTGTTTTACTGCGCCAAGTGGCGCAAGGCTGCGCTAGGGATCGAACCTAGCGCAGCTTTTTTAGATCGCGTCCTCTATGCGGCTTTTTGCGATCTCATTCCAATCAACCTCGGATAGTGCAGCGCCAAGCAAGTCTCCAACGATTCCGCTAGTAAGCGAATCGTCACAGAGGATTTCCGCTTCAACGTTAGCCTTCAAGTTCTCTGCTAGCGAATAAATCGCATTATCCGTCGCTTCCTCGGCGGTAATGCCCTCCTCGATTTCCTCTCGCACGTCCTCGACTGCGCTCGCCACCATCGATTCATAATGACGGCACGTACCTTCTCCAGTGTAGTTTCCGTCAAGATACATGCTCATTACCCATGTTTCATAATTTGCGTGGCCGTTGTATGACATCTCACCCTTTCTGTTGGTTTTGCAGGACTGCGCTAGGGATCGAACCTAGCGCGGCCGTTTAGCTCCAGAAGTCTGTCTGACTCATTTTCTCACCCTTTCGATTGGTTTACTAAGACTGCGCTAGGGATCGAACCTAGCGCGGCCGTTTTACTTGACCCTTTCCCGGGCAATCTGCTCGGAAGTGTCTGCAAGTTTTTGCTTGCGGGCACGAATATGCGCCATTTGGCATTCATACTCAGCATCGGTAAGGGCGCCGTCCGATAGACCGTTCTCTATTCCGCCTTCCTCGTAACAGTCCGAACATTGACCCTCGCAGCCGACGCTATCCCGGTCATACTCAGTGACCGGGAGGTTACGGCCGCAATACGGACATACGTAGGACAGCGCCCTGCATGCCTGCCATAGCTCGGCGCCCGTGAACGGCGCCCGGCCGATTAGCTCTATCTGCGCGCCACTTGGTGTCATGGCCATAGTCAACGCTTCGTTGTGGTCCATGTTGCGGGCACAGGAAAACGCGATTTGGTTAAGCATTGCTCACCCTTTCTGTTTGGTTACTGCCATGCACTGCCTAGGGATCGAACCTAGCATCACTCCCGATGGCGCCCGACTGCGCGCGCAGTACGTATGAAAGGTATGAGTGAGATTTCCGCTTGGACTGGCCCTGTGCGCCCTTCTCTTCTATGTCCGCGCACCTTGACCCCTTGGTCGGCGGGTGATTCGTGCTGCTCACCCTTGCGACGGTCGGTCTATGGACTCCATCGCTGCCATGCAGCCTACCACGGATTTGACCCGTTCTCGGGCCAATTATCGCTATTTGCGGGAAATCTTTCGTGATCCGCGCTAAGGCCCCGTAATCGGGCGCTAAGCGCATCGGACTGCCTAGCGCTACCCATAGAGCGCCCGGCCATCGATGGCGGTTAGCGGCCGTTCTATGGCGCTCTAATGCGATGCCCGGCCGATGGTGCCTACGTTGCCAGGGTGCCCGGGCCAGATATTAGTCACTGTTACAGTGACTATTAC